GGGACAGCGCGGGGTGGACACGCCGAAGCCGCGCCAGCAGGTCGCTGGGCGGCTCCGGGGTGCCGTGCTGATTGAGCACGATGCCCATACTTAGTTCATCATCGCAAACGTGGCAACAACATTGACCGTGGGTTGCGTCGAAACCGTACCCGCCGCCACCACGTCAACGCGCAGAATGTCACCCGCTTGAAAAATCGTCTGCGCGTCCGTGCCCGTAATCGCTACGGTGTACGACTTTTGCAGGGTCGAAATTACATCCGACTTGATGCTCTTGGTTGCGGTCAGCGTCACGTCCGCCGGGGATGCAATGCTGTTATCGCGTTTGAACCCCTGAATCGTCAGGGCGCTCGTTGACGCACCGGCGACCAAGCCATTGATAGCTAAACCAATCAATTGGCATTTCCGCATTGGCGTCGCAATACACACCGACGTAGTTGCGGTATTTGCTACGCTAGTCCCACCCGTGCCAAGAGCCGCGGATTCGACGGTCAGATTTTGACCAAAATTCCCCGGCTTTGGACGGAACATCGACGTAAAAGCACTCATTCCAGTTCTCCTAGGTGAACCCTGCGAAGCAGGATGGGGAGTTGCCCCCACCCTGCCGCGCCGTTATCGGTTAGATAACGTGGGTGTAGAACGTGGTGTCGTTCGTGTACGACGTGATAGAACCGTGAGCGTTACGAGTCAGCGACGCAAGGTTACCGTAGTACCCGTAGGTCGTCTCAAACGCATCGCGGCCTTGAATCCAACGCCACGGGCCTGCTCCTTCAAACTCAACAAAGCCCCAATCCTTTGCATCCACCCACGCCATCGACGGAAGATGGACGAGATAGATGGTGCCCGCCGGGCAGTAGTAGTTCTCAAACATCGGAATGCCGCAGATGCTGACGGCCTTGTAGCCACCCTTCAGCTCAACCGCCGCATCACGCGCTTCAAAACGACGCTGGGCAATCATCGACTCCATCAGCGCCTTTGCCATACCCGGCGTGGACATCAGCAGGAACTCCTGCGGACGGCTGAACGGGTCTTTACCCGACAAGCCCTTCACACGTTGCATCAGCGTCCAGATGTCCGATTCAGTCGGCTGGCTCGCATCAGGCGTATCCGTGCCTGCCACAAGACGCACCGCATCCCAAATCGGATAGGTGCTGGCGGCAAGACCGTGCAAGGTACCGTAGCTTCCACCACGGTTGGTGATGTTGATAAGGCCGTTGATTTGGTTCACGCCCGACGTAGCCGAGAACGCATCATCCGACGTGGTCGCCTTGACCACAATGTCAGCGGCAACCATACCGCCCACCGACGCCGACAACGTTAGGGTCGAGTTGGTGCCCGACACGGCAATGGACGAAATGCTCGCCTTGCCGCGCAGGGTTGCGCCCGTTGAGTTACGGACGGCAATGTAGTCGCCCGGAGCCAACAGAAGCGAACCCTGACCAGCGCCAGTGACGCCGTAGGGGTTGGCAATGATGATGGTCACGGTATCCGTCACGGTGCCCACCGTGGCAAGCACACCCTGACCGGAGCCGTTGAGCGCGCCTTCCATCAACAGAGCAGACGCTTCACGGATTTCCTGAAGGGTCTTTTCTGCGATGGTCGCAAACGCGGCATCCTTGGACTGGGTGCCAAGGAACGCAAGGCCGTCAATCTGACGGGTCACATACGCACGAGCAACGCCCGTGTTGGCTTGCTTTTCCTGCGCGAACGTATCGGGCGGGAAATACCCGCTCGACGAGATGGTGCCACCAGCCGGACGGCCCGTGACCACATCCCAATACGCGCCGTTCCCGCCCCATCGCAGATTGCGCGGGCCACCGGCCTTTGCCTTCTGAAGCTGGGCAAAAAACGGAGTGACAAGGTTCTGCGCCTTCTCACGATAGTTGTTATACAGGTTCTTCAACAGACCACTAAGGTCGGAATCAGAAATTACAGTAGGTGCTGGCATTGTAAATTACCGTTGAGTAAAAAGTTACCGAAGTCCCACAGACTCAAGGGCCGATTGCAACACGTCATTCATTGCATCGTCCACATTGCGAATAGGGCGTTTTGCTTTATTTTGACTGCCGACGTTTCCGGTAGGTTTCATCGAACGCGCCGCCATATTCTTGGCACGTTGCGCTTCTACTTGCAGAGATTCCGTCTTTTTCGCGTGTCCAGCGGTCACTTGGTCGCGCTGGGCATTGCGGGAGTCGTGAACTTGTTGCGCCCACGGCACTACTTCATCACGAATCGCTTCAGCAATTTTCTGATGCGCTTGCGGGTGAATAATAGCGCCAAAAGGCGTTTGTACCGTAAATTGATTAGCAACCAACAATACGCGAGCGGCGAGTTCTTCCTTGCTAACCGAGGGGAGTGCGCTGGCAATCAATTCCAGTGCGGGTTCGACCTTCGTATCAAGGAAACTGGTGCCAACACTCTGCGCCTGTTGGAAATCCATCTGCGCCCGTTCCATTTGCACTTGCTGACGTTCCATTTGCAAGCGCGCTTCGGGCGTATTTTGTTGTTCATACTGGGCACGGGCATTCAAATACACTTCGTCGTTAGACAGCAATTGCTGACGTTCTGCCTGCAACTGACGTAACGCTTGGTCGTATTGCGCCATCTGGGTACGAAGCTGTTGTGCTTCACCCATCGCGGCTTCTGCCTGTTGCTGTTTATCGTGGTTGTACACCCCCCATTGGGCGAGTTTGACGACTTTATCCAATGGCTCGCGGCGGGTTTTCCCGTTCGCGGTAAACTCAATGGTCAAATCGGGTGGCTCAATGGCTCCTTCTGCGTCAGCAACCGTAAAGGCTGTTGCTAGTTCCCGCGAAATGGACGGCACCGCTACCATTCCCTCTGGCAGACTGGCGGGTTCATTCGCAGACTCTGCATCATCCTTTGCATACGCTGGTGCTACATTCTCATTCGCAGACTTTGCAGACTCCCGTGGCGCAAACTTCCCTCGCTCGTCGCGGGGCGTGTCAGGCGTGGCAGACTGCTCATCCATCGTTTGCTGAATGCTATCACCGGCAATGCTTGCCATCACATCGTTGATGTCAGTTGACGGTGCGGAGCTACTTCCAACAGGTGCGGTCATTGCAAACTCCATAACTGAGGCAGAAGACTCATTGCGCGGTTAGCCCATCTGCGGTGGTTGCCCAACGCCCGTTGGAACCATCTGGGGCGGTGCGCCACCAGCAGACGGATTCATCGTCGCTAGAGGTTGTGCCTGTGGGGAGGGTTGGAACGGACTTGGCCCGCCGTTTCCTTCGGGCATTAGAGGCGTACCGCCTTGCGGCGGCCCACCCCCCTGTTTCATTTGCGACTGCTGGGCCAACTGCCCCCAGCGGTCTTGTGCCGCTTGCACAATCGTTGGGTCAAGGTCATCCCGCAGGATAATCTCGCGTTCCAAGATGTCTTGATGAATGGCTTCGTTGTCCTGCCACCGCATTTCAGGCGGTTGTTGTTTGAGTCGCAGACTTTCGCAGATACGCTTTGCCCGCGCCGACTGGTCTTCGTCTGGCGTGTCCATATCCGAAATCATAGCCGTAGGCTGACGACGCAAATACTGCTGTTGCGTAATCACGCCCTTGTCAAGCCACGAATCCAGCAAAAACTGACGATACACGCGAGGCATTGGCATCAATGTTTCAGGTTCCACACGCAACGACACCGGCCCATCAAACATATCGCGGGTCAAAGCGTGTGCCAAGTCGGGTCGGCTGTTGCCCACTGCGCCGAGGTCGCGCGGCACATCATAACCGAACGCCATTCCCGCAACTTGTACCTTTGCCCACGCCGTCAACGCCGTTGCCGCCGCCCCAACGCACGGTGCAAACACTCGTTCGAGTTGTTCACGCGCCGCAAGGATAGCGCGACCCGACGCATCGCCCGAAATCTGCCCCCGGCTCGTGTCATTGTACCCAGAAGCGTCTTCAAATGCTTTCTTTTCAAGGCTGAGCAAATCTTTGCAGTCTTGTCCAACGCTAAATCCGGGCACCGGACGCATAATATCGTCCAACGCACGGCCCGAATTGACTTCCATCAACGACGTGCCACCACCCACAATGGTTTCGGTGACAATCGTGCCTGCGCGAGTCAGGAATCGCCCTGCGGCGTTGACGCGCACCGAATCTACCCACTTGGACACCAGCGCGTTGATACGCACTTGATGGTCAAGCCATTGTTCCATAATTGGGCGCGGGTAATACGAGGGGTCAGCCGAGCCGTCCCGAAACGGCACCACCGGAATCACGCCAAACAGCAATGGCAATGGGCCACTGACCATCGTGTCGCCCACAATAACAATTTGCAATCCGTTGGGCAACAAGTCCGGGTGGCGGTCTACGTAAATGGTAAACCGTTCCACCGTTTCTTGCATTCGCAAACGGTCGCCTTCGCCAATCGTGGTCTGGTCAAGCACCCAACGATTCATTCCCGCATCGGTTGCCAAATCGCTGGTGCCAACAATTGCATCGCTATTGTGCGACGCCAACGCACCACTCACACCATACCGCCACGCCGCTTCTGTTGCAGACAGCACTTCACGGGAAATGACGTAATACGGCGTATCCGTAGATGTCGCATTTGACGACACGCGCACTTGCTCGACACGCAACACCTTGGTTGCAAGGTCGCCCAACGGTTTTGATGGCATATGCCCATCCGCCATACGCGAATCCCACGGCCCTTTTTCGGCGTCCCAATACGTGTGCAAAAACGACACGCCATCCGTCTGCGCCCAAAATCCGGCGGTGCGGCGGATGTTGTCCATATTTTGCTCATCGTACTGGTATTCCAGCGCAATTTGCCGCGCTTCTGCCTTGCGCTTTTCTTCGGGGTCAACCGTTGTTGGTTCAACTTTGAAACCGGGGCGTTGGTCGCTCATAATCTGGAGGCGCTGGTCAAGCGACTTGTCCACCATATTATACACCACTCGCGCCGTATCAACGGGTTTGAGCGGTTCGCGCCACGGGCCACGTCCACGGGACGACACCCACTGTTGTCCAATGCGGAACAACCGATTGCGCTCCACCAAATGCAAATGGCGTTCAACTGCTCCACGGTGTGCAACCCAACGGCCCCGTACCCACGACGCCCACGCCCGTCCTTCTTCTTCTTGTCCGGGAAGCAACAGGGGAAAATCAGCCCCGTACAACGTGCGCGCTAAAGCGTGAACTTGGTCATCAGCAGGCAACGAAATGTTATCGGGCGGATTCGGCGCAACAATGTCATTGGCCTTGCTGGGTTCTGCCATTTGCGACAGTTCCGGTTGCAACACCTGTTGCGCCGCATCGCGCGCCATTTGTTCAATTTGCCCTTCAATGTCGGGCATTTCCATTGGAAACGATAGCGGGCTACTCATTTGTATCGACTCCCTCGCTTCCGCCGTATTGGTCAACAACCTTAGTAATCATAGCTGTTGCCGCTGGCAAAGCAATCTTTCCATCTTGCACGGCTTTCATAAATGCTTTGAATCCGTCTTCGCCAATAATCTTGCGAACAAGCGTTATGTCTTTGCGATTTTTTACGCCAAGCAAGCCTGCAAATTCTTCATCCCGTGCATTGCGGTCAAGCATTGACTGCGACAACGCATCGCTTTGATTGAGCTTTTTGACAATATCTTTGCTTTCTTTGCCGCTAAACATATCAGCCAATTTTCTTGAAGCTGACCGATTCCCTTGATTACCTTCAGAAAATTCTCGACTAAAATCTGTGTACACTGCCGATTCTGGAATTGCTTTTCCCGCATCAAAATATCCCATTCCCTGCGGAATGGTTTTTTGAAAATGCGTAGGTACAATTGCAGATGCGTCTGGAATCATTTGTTGCATTTGTTCATTCAACTTTGGCAATTTTGACATCAACGCCGTTTCTGAATCTTCACCAAAATTCATCAATGAAACGCCTTTCCCCGTATCAACGGGAGAGTATCCTGCTGGCGCATAAGTGTTGAGCAATGCTTTCATTTCATCGGGCGTTGTGCCGCGAGACAATGCGGAAAATCCACTGCCGCCGCCCGGCAACATAACGTGCCCAGCGGCACCATTTTGCATATCTGCAAATCCCGCCAATGCTTCCATTTTCTTTGCTAACGGCAATTCCCCTTGCTTGAGCGTTATTTCATTGCCGGGAATTTTTGCACGAAGATTGGGTTTGGTTAGCGCAGTTTCAACAAATGGGCGGTTGATTGAAAGCGGATTTGTTTCCCACGGGGAACTTGGCGTTTTTTGAAAACTTCCCGTTCCCTGTAAAGATGGCGCAGATTGACGCCCAATGGCTTGCCACGTTGGAACGTCGCCCGCCGCATCGTGATATGCTTGACGCATTTCTGGTGACGCAGACAACAACGCATCGGCAAGTTTGCCCGTTCCCAATCCGGGAACAGTTTCGCGTGTTCCGTTGAACATCATTTTGCCATTTGACAACGCTCCAGCCCACGGCAATTCGTGTTCTGCCATTCCACGGGCACTTTGCATCACTGCGGGATTTTCTGCCGCTGTCATCAACAACCGCAAAAGTTCCAGCGCCTTTGGCGAAATCATTTGTCCCGGAATTGTCATTCGTCAATTGTTCCCACGCCAATTGCCCGGCGTACAAGGTTCCAGTTTTGCAACTCTGCGTAGCGGTCGCGGATAACATCGCGCACAGATTCTTGCGCGTGTAACTCGGATTCTAGCAAAGCAAACGCTTCCAAATCATTGGGAATAACAACGGCTTCTGGGTCACTTGCTGTTGGGTCGCGAAAATTGATAAGGCGCGTCAACAATCTTTCAGCGCGGTCAATCGCGTATAACACAACGAGCGCCCAAATAATGTGCGGTATCATTGACGCACCAATGCAGGCAAGAGTTGTTCCAGCATTCCCCGCGCAACCACGGGCAACGTCTCATCGCGAATGTTGCGACGACGCAATGCCGTTATGCTTGCATAAAATGGCGACGTGCCTCCGTGGGGCCACGCAAAGCGCCAATCGGCAACAGTTGGTGTCAAGCATACAGTTGGCACACCCAACGACCCGGCGATATGCACAATGCTGGTGTCCACGGTAATCACCATATCGCACTTGGCAACGGCAACGCCTGCCTCATAAATGTCGGCAAACTTTTGCCGCGCAAATGGCGCGCTGGCGGGAATGTCGGCATCGTGGGACAAATTGACAAACGTGACGTTATTCAACGGTGCCCACACCGGCGCAAATTGTTCTGTTGAATACGACCGTTCAAAATCGTGCCATCCGCTTGCTGACCCTTTCCAACACACGCCAACGGTAAACGTCTTTTTTGACGCACGGTTGTCGCGCACGGTGTGCAACATTGTAGGGGCAACAGGATTTGGCACGTCGTATTTGCTATTGCACTGCAAATAATGTGGCAACGACATTGCGCGGATGCCTGCACCGGCATCGTCTAATTGCTCAACGCTGGCAATGTCCCCAACCGTGACGCCGGGAATTCCGCTCATCCACGATTCCAAAATCCTGGGGCCATACCACGTCACGGGTTGCCCCGTGCGTTTGGCAATCAACGGAATCCATCGCGCAAACAATACCGCATCGCCAATGCCTTGTTCGTGCAACACACTGACGGGCACTTTTTCTTTTCCGTCCCACTGTCGCATATTTGGCGGCAACGCTTTGCTGGGTTCCGCTAATCGCGATTCTTGCAACTGCCACCCCTTGCGCCATTTGTCGCTAATCGCGCACAAGATGTGTCCCTGCTTTTCTTGCGTTTCTGGATTGTCCGTGTGCATACACGCCGATTTTGCTAACGCCATTCGTGCGCGAGTAAAATCCCCTGCGCGCGCCAACGCGCGACCATAGGTGGTCAGGGCGGCAATTTTTGCGACCGTAAAATCTTTGGGAATCGCTTTGACCGCTCGCCCCGCCCACACTACAGCTTCTTCTACGCGCCCCGCCACCATCAAACCTTCTGCATACAGCGTTGCGGCAATCGCGGGCATTTCGCCTTTGTCAGCAATCCACGCATCCCCGACATCAAGCAACGGTATCCACTGTTTTGTGTCGTGCGCTTCCTGCATCGCCGTCAATGCGATGTCTTCAGCGTCGGACAACAAATGTGCGGTCATTGCAAGTGTGTGAGTTTGTACTGCGTGGAATGAATCAAATGCAACACGTCTGCCACGATATTCTGCAAATCCGTTTGCTTTGGCAACTGGTCTTGCACCGCCGTAATATACTGTTCCAGTTTATCAAAATATGGCAACACCTCAGACTCCTCCTCAAAAAACGACGGCATTGGCGTGTATCCCGTGACAATGCCGTGCGTTCCTTGATAGGCTTCCACATAATTGTCTGCCAAGTTTGCAATGCTTTCGTAAAACGCGCCGAGCGCCTTATGCTTAGCAAACGACCGCGTTTGCAAGTGAAAGATATGTGCCTGTTGACGGCTGTTGAACAGCACAGACACAAACTCGACGACGTGATGTGCCATTACTTTGTTTCCACCGTGTCGGTCATTACCACGCGCTTGTCGGCATTTTCGGCAAAGGTCACCTGCCCCACCGTTTTATGCTCCTCAAGCAACGGCGTCAATCGCGCATTGCGGTGCTTTTCCGCTTGCGCTACCAACGCCTGAAATTCTTCAAACACCATTTTGACAAACGCAGATTCTGTCGCCGTCAGTACGAAGTCCGTTTTGGTGGCGGACGTGTCTACCTGCGGGGCATCCTGTACGAGTTCCATAAATCTCCTCAAAAATTAGTCGCTGACCGTCATTCCACGAATGCACACCGTCGCCAATAATCCCGACCCCAGCGCGGTGGCTACAATCGAACACGCCGCGCCTTGCGCGCACACAAACGGATTGGCGAGTTCGACATTGATAGGGGCGTGGCTGGTGCTGTCCAACTGAAACGTGTAAATGGCGGTTGCGCCATTGTTGACCGTTAGCGTTGGACTGCCCGTGTACGCGCCTGTGCTTCCTGAAAACGTAAATCCCGTAATGACGTGCCGTTGTGCGGGCACGGTGTTGGTAATGGTAACGCCCGCTTTAGTTGCCGTTGCCGTCGCGTTGGTCGCAGTGGCAATGACACTCCACGTCGTTGGGCCAAGGCCAATCTGATTGATATTCATTATCGCTTGCCTCCCAGCATTTCTAGCGCGCGGCTGATGGCATCTTCGCCACGCGCCGCATCAGCGGCGGCTCCGAACTTGCCCGGCGTCGGATAGCTACTTTCGCCCTTGTCAATTGGCGCAGACATTGTATCGTCTTCGTCTTTGCTTTCGTCCTGTGCATCTTTTTCATTCTTGGCATCTTCGACCGGTTCGCCGGTCTCCGTGTCGATGGTCGTGTCGCACACTTTGCACAACACCGTGTGCTTTGACCAGTCGCCGTCAGACGTTTTGTCATCCGACATAGTGTCGCTTTTTTCTGTTTCCGACGCATTGCTTTTGGGTTTCATCCCAATTGCAATCATCAGGCTTGGACGCTTGCCCACCATTTTCCGCATTGCCATCTCCTGTTGGGTTACCACTGCGACGGCAACTGCGCGTCGAACCCTTCGACGTGACCGCCGTTTTCCCCATAGTAATCTTCTACTCGGTTGGGGTCACCTGTCAAGCGGGGGCGCATTGGCAGGGCTTGCATCATTGGGCGCACCCGGTCATACCCATACACCGCCAGCCCCAGCGCCATCACCGCATCATCGTGCAATCCGCTGGGAGCCGTGTACCGCACCCCGGTTGCCGTGTACTGGTACGTAAACGTCTCCAGTTCAGCGGCAATCACGCCCATCGGAAACGTGATTTCCTTGTGCTGGATGACGCTTGCCAGCCGTTCCATCAACGCTTGTTTGGATTTACTGCCAAACGTAAATCCCTCAATTGGCACCCCAAATTCCTGTAACCGCTCAATAATGGGGTCGCCCACGCCCGTCGCGTCGCCCCACGCTGGGGTGTCGCCCGTGCATTGGCTAATCTTTTTGACCGTGTCGCTCCACGGAAGCAGTTGCCACCGTTCGACGCGCACGACGTTGCCCGCCATATCCAGCGCAATGCCCACCGTCCAATCTTGCGCGCGCGCTAAATCCCACCCCCACACCACCGGCATATGGTCGGGGTCATCGGCATCCGGCATTTTGGATTTGGTGCATTCCGCAATCGCCGTTTGCCCAAACGGGTTGCCCCCATCGTCAGCGGGAATGCCCTCAATCTCTTGAGCAAAAATCGCGGCAGGCATATCTTTGCGCGCTTCTTCAATCTCGCTCAACGGGATGTACGGGTTATCGCGTGTGGAGGCGCGAAAACTCATCCAATCGGCATTGCCGCTTTGCCCTTTGGCAAACAACAACACAAACCCGTGCTGACGCCCTTTGGGAGTCCCCAAAAACAACGTATCGCCTTGGTAATCCACGAGCGTCAATCGGATAGCCGATTGCCAGACGCGCTCTAGTTCAGGCACTAGCCCGGCTTCGTCTACAATAACGCGATGGTATTTGCGTCCACGCGCCGGGTCATCCGTGTCAAACGTCCAAATTTCAATGACGCCGCCCGTGACTAACTCAATGCGTTTGTCTTGCTCGCTTTTGTTGGCAATAATTGGCGCAAGCCGATTGAGCAATTCGCGCCACACTTCCAGCGCGTATTTGTGCGTAGGCGAAAACCAGCCGACTAACTTGCCCGCAATCGCCGTATCACACGCGCATCGAATACCCAGCGCGGTCTTGCCGAAGCGACGCCCACACATCACGACCTTGAACCGCGCCGGGTGTGAAACAATCTTTTGCTGACCCGGATGCAAACGGTGGAGGACAACTTCCACGGCTCCGGGCTTGGTCGGCTTCCCACGGGCCATCCCCCAACCTATCGGTGCCGTACACCCCCCGCAAGTAGCATTGTACCAATGCGACCCCCCCCGTCGCATAGCTGTGCTACCCCCCCTCCCCGCAGGTCAGCCCCTAGGTAATAAGAGTACTAGGTACCTAGTGAACTCGTTTACGAACAACAGTTCTCTAGTTTCTAGTTCCTAGTTACTAACTACAACATCCCCGTCGCATTTTTGTGTACACATTCCGCCTCCGGCGGCACCACCCCAGCCCATACTGCGCTGGGGCGGTGGGATGACCATTGATTTTGTAGGGCTGGATTGCGCCAGTATCCGTTCTGCGGGCGTTTTAGGGCGTTCCCCATCCCCTGACACCCTTTCGCACTTTTAGGGCGTGTAATGCGATTCTACGACGTTTGCCGCCAACAGCGCCACGGCGCTGGCTCCTGCGCGTACCTGCATCGGCGCATCCTCCTCCACCACGCGCACCCGCAACTCCTGCGCGCCTTGGTGTTCCACCGTCTGCTTCTCGCCATAGTCCAACGGCGCATTCTTTGCCGCCGCCCACTTCAGCGTTTCCACCAACAACCGGTCAACCGGCACATTCGCATTTTGCGAATCTCGCGCAATTCTGACCGCTTCTTCGGCAAAACTGGCCCCAAGAAGGGGTCGCATCCGCTGATACCGCGCAAACATCTGTTCATCGTTGGCAATCCACTGGCGCACCGTTCCGACGTTGACCTTTTCCCTGCGCGCCACATCCGACACCGTCTTGCCCTCGCTCATTCCCGCCAACACGGCCTCTAGCACCGCGTCTTTGCGTTCTGCGCTATACGTCTCCGCCATCGTGCCCTCCGGGGTCACTGGTTGCCTTGTACACTAGTCTTGTCTTGTACCAAGCGAAAGGGGGGCGTGGGAGGGGTTGATTACTACCGGCGCCCGCGCAAACCGGACTTTTTCCCAGAACCCCCTCCGTTTGCGCCCCGCCTCGCGCGCGTTCCACGCCAGTAGCGCACGGCGCGCCGCACAGTCTGCGAGAGCTTGTCCAGTCTGCAAGAGTCTGCGAGCACCGCGAACGCAGTCTGCGAGAGACTGCGAGACACAAGCGCCACCATAGCGCCACCGTATGAACGCGCGCGGGTGCGAGTGTCACGGACGGCGCGATGAATCAGCAAGAGCGCGGCACGGACAGAGCGAGCACCAGCGCGCGGCGTTCGCACCACGACCCTGCGCTGTGTCACAATGACACAGGGGGCGCGTGTCCAAATGACACGTTTCCGTGTCCAAATGACACGGGGAATCCCGAGTAACTTTGTACGGATTCGCAGGAGGCGATTATAGCCCCTGTAGCGTTTTAGCTAAGTTGTTGTGCCGCAACGACTTAGCGTTTCAAGGCACCGATACCGCCCAAAATGGTTTGCGCCTCGTGGCGGTGCCGCAGAACGCCAGCAAAGCCCAAGCGTCCCAAGCGCTTGTGGTTCAACGACTTGGCGTTTTCGGGGATACGTTCAACCGACAATCATTATATGGGCGCAAATCCCCCCAAACCCGAACAAATGCCGAACACGCGGCAAAATAACCGTAATCGAAAACTAATCAAAGGTTCGGGTTTTGTTCGGGTTTTCGATTTGCGCTACAATGCAACATCCCCCATATTTACACTCAGTAGGACGAGCACCGTATCACGCTGTTTGACAATCGTTTGCCGAGTTCACGCACCGTGTGCAACCAGCGCCGCCGCCCGTATGGGATGAACGGACACAGAGAGCGACTGGTAGCCGAGGACGGCTCCACAGAGTGCGAACGGCGAACACCACTGCGAGAGGCGCGAGCCGTCTACATCGTCTGCTAGGTACGTCCTAGCCACGGTGCCCTGTGATAGCAAACGGGGAGCGAGACGGCGCGGATATCCTGAAATGAGACAGCCCATAAACGGGTGTCGCCGCAGTGCGAAAATGCACCACCCGCACACCACACACACCACACACACCTTACACAGCGAGAGACGAACAATGGCACAGTTACGAGTAGGACAGCGGGTGCTGGTCACAGGCACCGTGACGCGGAATGACACTGGGAGCGACACACCACCAGCACCAGCATATTCGTTGCACACCGTCACGAACGAATATGCCGATATTACTGGCATATGGGGAGACGGCGACTATGAATGCCTCATTTTGCACGCTGGGAGCGCCGCCGTCGAAGCAAAAGTACGCGCCGCGGATATCACCGTTGTGCGCGGCAAGCCGTTTGTGCGAGGACACGACGAACGGCGAGGGCACGGCCCCGCCGCGCGCACCACGACCACCACCGCCGCAGTCGCAGAGTCTGCAAGCGAGTCTGCGGCAGAGTCTGCGAGCGACACCGACGAAACACCCACCACTACACCCACCACCACAGGGGACACCGTGACACGTATCACGCCCGTTGCACCGCTGGACACGAACGACCGCGAGCGCGCACTGCTCGATATTTTGCGCGGCGGTGGACTCACCGCCGAACAAGTGCGCGAAATTGCAGAGGACGTAACCGCTACGTCTCTGCACCCGTTAGGCGAGACGGTCGCGACACTCGCAGACACGTTGCACACCGCGCTCGATATTTTAGACACGGCGACACCCGCCACGAAGCGCGCCGTGCGCGCCGCGCTGGGAGTCCCAGCGGCGACTGGCTCGCCTATCGCAGACGCGCTGGCAGGCTGGTACACGGCGGGTGTGCCATCCGCAGGGAATCTATTGCTCGCATCGCCGCCGTCACTCGGCAAGTCGTATGCGGTGCGAAAGTTTGCCGCAAACTATGACGTGTATTTGGAGCATAACTGCAGTAACGATATGGACGAAGTGGCAACAATGCTGGGGTCGGTGCTCCCGGACGGGCACGGCGGGTGGACGGGCATTGATGGCGTACTAACGCAAGCCGTGCGCGCCGCGAGCGACGAAAAAACGGTGCTGTTATTCTTAGATGAAGTTTTGCGACTTGGGCAAACGCCGATGGAGTTTCTGCTGGCATTCTTGGTGCCGAGAGACGGGCGCTACTACCTGCGAACGCGCAGAGTCGGTGCCGATGGTAACCTAGAAGTCGTGTCGTGCGCCGTGGAACACCTGCACATTGTCGGCGCGACAAATCTGGGCATTGCGCCGATTATTGAAGCGTTTTGGTCACGCTGGGAAACGGTGCGATTCGAGTTTACGCCGAAAATCGCGGCGAGTGTCGCCGCCGCCGTGCTCGCCGCACAGGGCGTCACAGACACAGGCAACGTGCTGGCACAGTGTGTCGGCAACGTGATTGCCGAGAGCCGGAAGCAAATGGCAAGCGGCGCGGTGCGCTTCGCCGTCGATATTCGCACCGTCGAACGCGCCGCCGCTCGCAGTAACGGCACCGCCGCAGACACGGCGCAGAAAATCGCAGAGCGACTCACCGATAACTGCGCGCACTGGAATGCCGACACAGGCGACACCGACCCGCAGTCTGCGAAAGCCTGCGAGCCGTGGGCGGCACTACTCCGCGCTATCTAACGCATCACACACCCACCACATACACAGCGAGAGACGAAATGACCGCACCAACCGTTACACCTACACCCGCACCCAAGCGCGCGCGCACGGTGCTTCCGCTCACGACTGCCGTGCTCCGCAAGGCGAAGCGCGCCGATGGACACGTGACCTTGCTGGTAGCAAGCACCGCCGCACCGTGTATGCTTGCCGCAGAGCCGTGCGGCGGTACGGCGGCGTGGACGTGGGACACTGCCGCAAAGTGCCACCGCATCACTCTTGACCCGAACTATACCGACACCGTGAGCCGCAAGGCGCGCTCCGCGCACAGTCGGCGCGCCTATATCGCCTACGGCACGGCAATGATTCGGCACGAGCGTTGGCACGGCGAGTTGACCGAGCGCGATTTTGCCAAGATTCGCGAAGAAGTCGCGCTGGCGGCAGTGCCGTTTTCGCTCTTGAATATCTTCGAAGACGCGCGCATTGAGCACGGCGCGCGCGTGGCAGAGAAGGTACCGTTCGATTGGTATCGTTGGAATAAGTTACGCGAAGAAACGGCACACCCTGCCGAGTTATTTTTTGACCGCATCAAGCGCGAAGCAAGCACCGTATATTCACCCTATCGGTGCCGCTGGAGCGGCGCGGCAACCGTGCAACGACTGCGCGGCGGCGTCGCAGAGTCTGCGACACGGACGGCAGAAGTTATCGACGCATTCTACCGCGAAGTTATCGCCGCGCCGACGACGTTGGACGCGCTCGCGCTCTGCGTGGACTGGGTCGCGACGTTTCCCGAAGCCAAGACGCCCGAAGAGCTCGGCATCACAAGTAGCGGGTGCGGTTACAGTCCCAACAACACGGGCGCTGGAAAAATCACCGCGCCCACCGCGTACACGGGCACGTTCACCACTGCCGAAATCGGCAGTCTGCCCACGTACGAACTTGCGTCACTGGGCGGGTTCTTGCAGGGCGGCACGAACTGTGTCACGCTGTCCGACGACGACTTCCGCGACCGCTTCGGGTGCTCTGCCGCAGTCGGTGCAGACACCGAACGCATCGCTGGGTACTACGAACTAGACACCCGCCGCATTGCGAACGTGGCAGGGCGACTGGCGCGGTTGCTGGGTGCCGTGGACTCGCCGCGCCAACGACTCGCACAGAGCGGCGCGCGCGTGGTGCCGTTGAATGCGGTGCTTGGGGAGCCAATGGCATTCCGCACTCCGACTGCGACACACGGCAAGCGCCGCATCGTTGCCATCTTCGACCAGAGCGGGTCGATGTCGCACGACTGGCGCGAGCACGGCGCAGTCTTCGCCGCCGCCTTGCAGACGCTCGCACAGCGCGGCGTGGTGGATGTTGATATTATTTTGACGGGCGGTCACCGCTCTGCGAAAGTGCCGCGCGCATTTCCGGCGCGCTTGTTCGGGCGGTTCGCGTGTAGCGAAGGGTGCGAAAGTATTGACCGCACCCTGACCAAGTGGAAGCCAAATCTACTCGCCGCCGACACCGTGCTTATTTACACGGACGGACAGTTGACCGATGGGGACGTGAACGCTGGGCACTGGCGGTCGCAGGGCGTTGACCTTATCGGATGCACCGTGACCCCGAACACGGACTACTCTGCAAAGATTGTGCGCGATGCACTGACCAAGTATTTTTCCCGCGCAATAATGGCGGCGAGCGGCGAGGAACTTGCGACCGCGATTGTGCAGTACATTGTGAGCCACTAGCAGACCCCCACAGGGGCGGCACTCCCGCCGCCCCTACCACCACAGCGAGGCACCAAATGACTAGCACTGCAACCGTTCTTCCCGCGCTCAACCTTCGCACCGTGACCCCCGCGCAGTGGACACAGTACGAACTTGCCCTTGCCACCGCGACCGCCGCGCCGACACCCGCGCATATCTGCCACGACGACACCGACACAGAGGACTGACCGATGCCGACACCAAACACTGCGACGATTGCAGAACTGGAAGCGCAAATTGCGGCGCTGAGTGAGCAAAATCAGACGTTTTTTGCCGCAGGAAAACAGAACACAAAAGCGCACTATGAAATTGCGCGTCCGCTCCTTTTGGCGCGGCAAGCGTTACACGCCGCAAAAAAAGCTGTGGCTTCCGCACAGGAGGACTGACCGATGCTTACTATTGCCGCCCTAACCGCTCGCGCCAAAGCACAAGAACTGACCGCCGCATACGAAGCCGCGCGCGCCGCGATTGCCGCCGACTACAAAAATGAGTTTGCAGAAAGCACCCGCGAGCGCACACGCCGCCGCGATTATATCGACCACTGTACACGCGAAATCAAACAAATGGTTGCGTCACTCGACGCAAGCCGTGCCGAGGAAGCCGCCGATTGGAACGAGTGGATAGCGCCCCGCCAACGCGAACGGCAAACGCGGCAATGGGAGTGCAAGCGGAACTATTACCGCGCCGTGCTTGCAGAGCCAAACGTCGATTGCTTCCCGACGGGCAATGAACTTTCTGACCAGACGGGGGACTGACGGTGCCAAACTATCACATCACCTACGCGCCCCCGCTCCCGCACCTGCCGCGCCTGATTGCCAAGCTCGCCGCAGAGTCTGCGAACGCGGCGGTTGCACAGGCGCACGGTTTCTATCCACAGTATCCGCACGGCACGTTATCGGCGGCGGCGTTTATTGATATTGCCGATATTGTGGAACGCGTTACGCGCACCGCCGCCGCGACCGAAGCGGCACAGCGCGCAGACGTGCAAGCCAAGCGCGCCGCGACGATTGTTGCCAAGCGCGAGCAACGATTGGCTCGCACGGTAACCCAGCGCAAATACCACGACCGCAAATCGCAGTTGCAACGCAGTGCCAAGCTCAAGCGTATGTACGCCAAGCGCAGATTGTCGCAGTCCTAGCACATTGCCCCGTCGTCTGCCACTTGGCAGAAGGCGGGGCTTTTGTGCGTCTGCAAACACAGCGACCCCGACGCGAGCGCCGAGGTCGTGTGCCAGAGAGACGAACGCCCCACCACAGGGCACCCGAAAGCTAATCGGTCGCAGACTCTAGGGCAATGGCTTTTGTGCGAACGCGCCGACGTTTAGGAGTCACGGGCGCATTTCCAATCGCCCACACTTCGACAAAAGCTCCGCCGTCTTGCAGGACGCCGCAGTCTGCGAGCGACAGCCGGTCGTCGTCGCAGTCTGCGAACCGCCAGTGCTCGTCCCGCACTTGGCAGTCGTCCCACCACACCTTTTCGCCTAGCGTGATGCCGTCCTTCAGGTTTTTTGACCAGTTCAGGTCGCGTTTGCGACGGTCGGGTTCGCAGACGGTGACCCGCAACGCCAGCGCGCACGTCGCCTGTTTCCACTTGTGTTTTCGTGCGGCTTTTGCAGAAAAGTCTGCGAGCGCCTGCTTGCTGGCGCGATATTCGTTGGTCAAAATGAACTTGCCTGATAAAAACTTGCGGTTGTCCGAACACAACGCCGACCACGGCACCGTAAATCGCAACACGTCTGTCATTACATCCGACCCTTGCGCGTCAACGCGCCGTGGATTTTCTCGCTCTCGTCAATCGTGGGCAAGCGCGGCAACAGTCGCAGACACTCAAAATCCCACCGCACGGGAATGTCTGCGACCCCGCCGTGGCGATTCTTGTCAACAATCAACCACGTATCGGCAGTTGTGCCACTGCGACTAAACCGCGAGTGGTCAAACAGCAACACTTGGTGCGAATCGTTCTCAATCGCAGACCCGCCCATCAATCCCTGCGACACCGGACGTTCGATGCGCGCCGCGCTCGTCTGCCGATTGAACTGCGACAGCGCGACCATTGTGATATTGTGCGTCTGCGTCAAGTCGCGGATTTTATGCGCGACTAACTCAATCCGGTCGTAGATGCTATGCGCGTTTGCCGTTGCCGCCAACTGCAAGTAGTCCATCACGAAGTATTTCGACCCGTGATTCTCGGCGTAGAATTTGATGCAGTTTGCTACGTCTGCAAGCTTCGACAACGGGCGGCGGTTGACCAAAACGTGCCCCCCTGTGCGACTGCGAATGTTGTCGAGACTCTCGGCGGCACGGTCGTAACTCGCACGGTCAAACATCGGCCCCTGCTCCAGCTTGTTGACGGGCACCCCGCTCGCAATCGCCAGCAAGCGGGTGCCCAACTCACTGCGCCCCATCTCCAGCGACAGAAACGTCACAACCTCGCCGTGCTCAATCGCAGACCGTGCCAGATTCAACCCAATCAACGACTTGCCGGTGCCCGTATTTGCGCCAATCGTAATCATCCAGCCCCGTGCCAGCCCCACACCCCCGCCCCCGCCACGGCACAGCGTATTCCATTGCGGCAACATCGTCGGCACAGCGTCAATCGGAGCCAGTTTTTCATCGAGCATTTGCACCAGCGTCGAACCGCTGATGCTATCAAACACCACCGTCGGGCCTTCCGCGCCAATCGGTGTCGCAGAGTCGGTAATGCCCTGCCACACGTCTGCAAAATCCTCGTCGGCTTGAATGCGCTGATGCAAGTCGCACAAATCCTTCACCACATCGCCGCGATGCATCACCTCGCTAATCACCCGCGCCTTCGGTACGTCTTTGGCAACAGCGGCAACCAGTGTCGCCCCACCTTCGTCTGGCTCCTGCCACACATACACGGTGCGACCTGTTAGCAGACTCGCATACTCCGTGCGCCACTGCGACGCACCGGGAAGCCCGACCACGCACAGCCCGCGCTCCCAACCAGCGTGACAGTCGGATTCGCCTTCGACAATCAACACAGGGCGCTGGCTTTGTGCAAGAATGTCCTGCCCGTAGAGCGGCGTTCCCTCGCCATCCCGCAACCAAAACGTGCCCGTGCGAGTGCGAACTTTTGTGCGAACCACTGCGCCCGTTGCATCCCGATACGGCATTTCAATAATCGCATCGCCGTACTTGCCGACCGCATCCCGCACCCCTGCCGCCGCCAACGTGTCGAGTCGCAGACCCTTCCGCGCGGCGTACTCTGCGACGGTCAGCCCTTTCTTGGTCGCCGTCGCGTCGTCGGGCAACGCCACGCCAAGCGCATCTGCCAGCGTGTCAAAATGCTCGGTGAATCCACACGCACTGCATCCCCATTGATACTCCCCCAGCCACGCCGACCCGTGCGAGTCAGCGTGACGGGGACAGCAAAACGCAATCGACTTGCCCGACTTCTTGGGCTTGCGGCTACTGCGAAACAACGCCGCCGCCAATACGCCCCGCGCATCCATTCCGTTCATACCGCACCGTCAGTCGGCGCGGCTTTACGGCGGCGGTGTGCCATCATCGCCTTGCGATACATCCGCAGGGCGGCGATGGGATTGTCCCCAGCCCCTATAAACTGCCCACCAGACACCCACCACAACTCGTTGTGCGGGTTCGGCGGCGCGACGGTCGCGGGGTAGCGTTCCAGCCACGCCATCAGCACAGACAGTTCGCGGTCGGCGGTCATAGCGCCGCCTGTTGAATGCGGGTCAGCGCACGAATTTCCGTGGACAGACTGCGAGCCTCTGCCAGCACCTTCGTGCGCCGGTGGCGGTATTCGTCTATCCCGCGCTGGGTATCCGTGCGAGCGGCAACCAGCACATTGACCCGCCCCGCGCCTTCGGTATCGCGGGGACTGCGGGGCAGTGCGGCAATAACCGTCTCGTTGACGTGTGCGAGTGCCCGTGCGCGTTGTTCAGCCGTGTAAATACGCATTGTTATGTCTCTGGAGTAATGTTCACAGGAACGTCCTGCATCGGACGTAGGGTATCGGGTGGAACACGATACACTTTGCGGATAGGAAGCGCGACCCCCAGACGGGGAATGTCGTGCGCGTAGCACCAGCCTACCAATGTGACGGTGGCGTAGTTGACGTGCGCGAGTACATACACGTCGGCATCGCCCTTTCTGACCGACCGTTCATCAACCCACAAATGCCCACCCACGGCGCGGGTGCCTTTGACATCAATGCGACAGCCGCGCCAGACCGCATCCGCAGACCCCGTTCGCAGATGCACCCGCAGGTCGGGGTACAGGTTCGCCCATCGTGCGAATGCAATTTCGCCGTACAGCCCAACCAGTTCGGTTGTCATTACATCCTGTGTGCCAGCCTTGCGATTCGCAACCCCCGCCTCCCGATTGACGGCTTGTCGCAGACTTGCCACGACAGCGGCAACTGCCACTTCTCCCGCACCGAGCATCACGACGGGGTATGTCATCCGTGAAACCACCGCGCAATGCTCCACACCATCTCCCACGCCACAATACTGCCCATCCCCAGCAACGCATACGCAATCACGGTGCCCCGCGCACGGTCAGCCAGCTCGGATTTGGCAGAAAACATTTCGGCAATGGCGTGTTCTGCCGTTTCGTACTCCCCCTGCGCCATCCGTGTTTGATTCACAATCTGCCGTCGTGCCTCGGCTAACTCCACCAACAGCCTGTCATTTTCCGCTCGCGCATCGTACAGATACGCCTTGCTCAACTCTAACTCCCGCCAGTTGTAGGTTCTGCGGCGGGGCTTTTGCACGGGCAACTCGGCGGGGATGTCCCCCTGTGGGTTTTCCCACGTTTCTTCTAAATCAGTCATCGGTAGCTCCTGTCGTGGTGGATAGTCGGTCAAACTCTGCTACGTCCTGCCCTGACCGCGCCCATTCGTCGCGGGTGCGTCCGTACACGCGCACAATCGCATAGCCCTTCCAAAAATCCTCGGCATAAAACCGTGCAATTGACCGCACAAACTTGGTGCCCGTGTTGCCCTCAGTGTCGCAATAGGCGGCATAGCCTTTCGCCGCCCACACCAGATTCGTCGGGGATTCCCCCGCCCGAAGGACGGCGACAATCGCCGTCTGCGCCGACAGCCAATGGTGCGGCTCACTGCGCGGCGGGTACGCATCCCAACACTCGCGCACCACCGCTTGATGGTCTGGCGCAATTGCTGTTGGGAGTCGTTCACTGAGTCGTTTGGGTGGCACAGCTTTGCGACCCCCCCGTCGCATAGCTATGCGACTCCCCCCGTCGCTTGTGGGGGCGTCCAGCAACACCCGATACATACTGGTCAACTGGTGCCCGTCTGTCTCCGACCACCGCGCCGTCCGCGACACAAATCCCATCTTTTCCAAATAGGTCGCCGCCCGAAAGAACGTCGAGCGTTCGCACCGCGCCTCATCTGCGAGCGTTTGGGCGCTTGCCCACACCCCTGCCCCAAACCTGTCCGTATGTGCGCCAATCGCGCACAACACACGCAGTTGCGCGGGAGTCATTGTGCCATCCTCCAGCGCCCGAAACGGGATGATGCACAGGTTCGGCATCAGCGGCGATGGCGGGAGTGTGCCCCTTGATTGCCGCCACGGGGACGCCGCGCTACCCCCATCCGTGCCAATAACTGCTGAATGGACTGCCGCGACTTGCCCAATTGCTCGGCAATCATCCGCAGACTCATCCCCTCAGCGTACAGGGTACGCACGGTCTGACGATACGCCTCACTCGGCGTCCGTGACTGGCGCATTATTCCCTCCCATTTGCACAAGGTGCTGTTGCCACTGGGAACAAAACGCCGAAACGTCACAATGCGACTCGCACCGCCGATAGATGCCGGGACGGGTGACGATGTGCTGGTCGTCGTTTGGGATGCCCACGCCTGCCACGTCGTCTGCGACCTTCAGCGCCCGTTTGCCGCCGTTCTTCATCAACGCATAGGTCGTACCGCTGTACCACCGGTCTTCGTCCGTACAGGGCGTATCTACGCCGTTCTGCGCCATCTGGTGCGCCGTGACCCGCTCGCGAATGAACGCCTCGGTGTCCTCCAGCGTCCACAGCGGGACGGGAATGACCGCCGCCGCTTGCTGTGGGTAGTCGGGATTGCGCCGCGCCTCGCTTCCACGATGGTCGCGGAAGATGGCGACAATCTCCAGCTTCTCGACCTCCATCCCGTTCTTGTGCGCCAGCCAGCGCAGAATGTTGAGCTGGCGCGTCCACTGCTCGTCGCCCCCTGCCTTGTAGGTGCTGGTCACCTTATAGTCACTTAGGGTCTTCTCCCCCAAGTGCAGTCGGTCAAACTGTCCCGACAGTTGCCAGCCCTCAACCTCGGCAAACAGCCGCTGTTCGACCAGCGTGTCCGTCCCTGCCCGTTCCAGAATGTTATGGACGGCTTGCCCCAATAGCGCCCAAATGCGCTCCGACACGTCCACGCTGACCGCCTCGACGTGACGCATCCCCAGCACACGGCGCTGGGGCGAGTCAATCAGCTTGGTGGCAGAAATGTCGCCACCCCCACGGTACGGGTCGTTTGTCACCGCCGCGACCAGTGCGGCGGGAAGGTTGTAATGGTTCGTAATCGTCGGCATTATTCGCCCAGCAAATGAATTTTGCCGCCCATCGGGTTGCGCGCTTCGATGGCGTTCATCGTCTCCAGCATCCGACCCTGCTCTACTATATACGAAAGCATTCGCATCGTCTGCCCCTGCAACTCCACGCACACGGCTTTGATGTCCTCGACATCCGTTCGCAGGGCGACTAACTCGATGGTCTGTTCGTCGCTCACTTGACGTTCCGCGCGGCAATAAACAACGTCGCGGCACCCGCCTGAATCGCGCTGGCATCCATCGGAATCCCCGCCGCCTCGCACTGCGCGCCCAGAATCATCACGCTGTTCTGCACACACTGGCTATACAGCGCGACCAATTCCTCCAGCGTCATCTTTGGCGCGGTAGGCACGGGAGTCGCGGCAACAGGCGCAGGAGTCCCAGCGGCATCGGCGCTCGCCAATGCAAAGTTCGTGAACGTCTTGTTATCTTTCTTGACTTGCCCCATCGTAATGGTCGCGCCAATACAGGATTCAATGGACAGGTTGAGCCGCCCCAACTGCTGTTCGCCAGCCGTCTCGGATACATACACGTCCGTCCCGTCAATCCCCGTAAAACAAAACTGCGGCCCAAAGTTGCCCTCTTTTGCCGCGACCGACGCGATGGTCATTGTGATGGGGCCGTTTGCGAGCTTGTGAATCGCCATTGTGGTGTCCTCTGAAAAAGTGATGCGGCGTGAGTGCCGCGCCACTAGTCTACCACCAACGCAACGGCGTGTCAATACCCCCGCTTGCGGTTGCTCTGGCACACCTCTATTATATGACAACGCAGAGGCAATCCCCGTTCGTCTAATGGCAGGACAGCGGCCTTTGGAGCCGTGAATCGTGGTTCGAGTCCACGGCGGGGAATGACACCCACACAACAAGCCCCGCCAACGTGTTTTGTGGCGGGGCTTGTGCTATTCTTGGCGCGTCCGACCTGTTGAGCGCCGCGCCCCAAACCGGTGCATCACCCGTGTAGGCCCACGGGGTGTGCTACTCCGTCAATCCTAGTGTGCCACGCATTTCTTGCACACGCGCCGACGCAATCGCATCACACAGCGTTTCGTTGCCATCCAACGAAAATAAGTTAGAAACTCCCGCATCATCAAGGGCGGCGTGTGCCCATTCGTGAAAGAACACCCGCCATTTATGCTCGGCTTTTGCGCCCCGCTCGATGCGGATGATGCGTTCCTCCGCACTCCACGTCCCCCAGCATTCCTCGCCCTCAGACCGCACCCGCAGGATTTGGCGCACCCGGATAGGGCCACCCGCCCCGCGAATAGTGCGGGGAATGGCAGGCCAGCGTGTCGCGGCGCACTTGGTCATCGCAGTAGTAATCGCACGAATACGGGAATGGCTACGCCCAACCCAAAACTAACACGCCGCGACGGGCACGGCATCCCCAGCACACGGCACGGCAAGGCAACCAGCCGACGGTTCGCCGCAATCAGCGTATCCGCACGAACCAGCGCCGTATCTTGCGCGGCGGCAAGCGCCACCAAAACCCCAATACGCGACACCGCTACTGACCGCTCGGTCAATAGGCTATCGACTGCCGCCTGCCCTGCATCTGCGAGTCTGCGAACATACCCCAGCGTCACAACCGTGTCAAGCGGAGCCAGTGGCAGACCCACAATTGTCAAACCCGGCGGGTTGCCCAATACCGGCAACCGAGAGTCTGCAACGGAGTCTGCGACAGTCTGCGAGAGAGTCTGCAACATCGCCTGAAAGTCTGCGACAGAGACGCTGGCGTGAGCCTGCGCCGTCGCATAACGCCCAACTAACGCCTGCTCCGCCCGCTTTTGCAGACTCACCGCCCGCATTGCAACGGCGTGACTGGAGTCTGCGACGTGTTCCGCCCGCACCAGCGCCTGCTGGCTTGCAGACTCTAGCCGATACACCGTCAACGCTAACGCCAGCATTAGCGTAATAGCCAGCCAACGCAATACGGTCACGGTTGGTTGTTTGGCAATTGGGGAATTTGAGATGCGCCACCCACAAGACCGAGCAACCCAAGTTTTTCTAGAATCTTGATGCGCGATGGGGAAAAGGTTGCAGTATTGCGCGTTATAGGCCATTTGACCAACCCGTCAATTTTGGCGGCTTCGCTTTCAATGGTGCGTAGCGATGCAAGTCGATGTTGTTCAATTTGCGAAGTCACAAAAGGCATATTTTCTTTTATGCTTTGAAGTGCGGTGCCAATATCGTGCGGCACATACCGGCTTTGCCCATCCCAATAGATATTGCCCACAACGCCACGCCGCGCCAAGGCGTCGCTGGCACGGGCACCCGCAGGTTTTTGATGATTGCCATAGCCGGGGAACTCATCGGCCTGCATCAAATTATCTACGGTGTTGTAAATTTCGTGACCGTAAGTGCCGTCTTGCAATTGGTCACTAAGCAAGTTTTTTAGATTGCCATAGTTTCTACTTCCTGCACCAAACTCACGCGGTCGTCGAACGGTCAACCGTTGCAAGGCTTCCTGCACAGGCGGCGGTTGATAGCTAAATGGCGCATCAAGGTTGAGAAATTGTTCAGGCGATGCCTGAATAGCCGTGCGATAAACGCCGCCACGATGTCGCCAAATTTCGTCAATGTCGTTGAGATACTCGCTTGTGGGTTGCAATATCGTGCGCCCGAAGTTATCGCGGTCAGCAAACATTTCTGCAAGGTCATTACGCGAAAAGTCAGATTGCGGGTCACGCAAATGTCCCAACACCTCGCCCAAATCATCGCGGCTCCAACTATTTGCCAGCGGGACGTCTCCCCGTGTCAACGACCTACTAGTCATTTCTGCATCATACTGACCTCCCGGCCCTGATACCAACGGCGATTCCGCTTGATACAGCCCGTGTCCATACACCGCCGCGCCCTGTCCGGTGCCAGTTTTGGACAACGTAAATCGGTCAATGTCGCGCACAGGTGAAGAATGCCACATTGGGATAGCATTTGTTTGCCCCCATTGTGCAAGTTTTGCATCGTTCGCCGCTGTAAATGCCCTTGCCTTTGCAATTGCATTCTCTGCCATTGCGCGGTATTTGGGTACCAGCCCTTCTTCAAGCACCCCACCTTCGGGCATACCGATTAGCCCACCTGTTGCCAATGCCGCGCCGCCGAAGTTTTTCAACGCATCCGTTTTATTGCCAAACTTCCAGTTTCCAATACCTTCGTTTGTTTGTTCGGCAAATTGCTTGCCCCATTCTACGGGGTTGAACGACTGCATTACATCGCGCGCGCCGCCAACTAACTGCGACGCCAGCATTCGCTGGGCGCTCGGCATTTGCACCGTTTGTCCATCATTCAATCCCAATTGCTTTTGTGCGTATGCTTGCTCAATCGGATTTGGTTTTGGGGCAGTGATATGCACGGGTTGAATTGGGGTTCCCCCCTTCAACAAGCGCATCAACGAATCCCAATCACCTTGCGTGTATGGAGCAGTCATTGTTCGGTTAGCGGGGGTACGCGACAAAAACCTTTGCCGCAATGCCGTGCTCGGCAACACGGTCGCCGTTGCTGGAGGTGCCATCGGCTGACGTGTTCCCGCTAATGCCGACCAGCGGGTGGACGCCCGTCACAAGGCCAATATGATGCGCGTGGTCGTCGGCGGCGGTCACATACAGATAGATGTCCCCGACGCTCGGGGTCGCCGTCACCCAGCCTTTCTGCTTGGCTAAGTCATAGACCCCCTGACACGCGCCCTGCCGGGGGATAGGGGACTTGCCGCCGTAGCACAAGTCGAGCACCATCGTCACAAAATAACAGCACCACGATTGCCCGGCGATGCCACCACTCCATTTCTGTATAGCTTCCACGCGCTGACCTGTGTTTGGCCCTGCTTCGCGGATGTGCAAAAACAACCGTGCCACATCGACCGAATTAGCTGGCATCGGCTGTCGCTCCCGCAGACTCGCCTGCCATTGGCTTACCCCGTAACCCAAGGCACGTCAGGCAGTTTGCAGACATCAATCCAAAAATCGCTACGTCGGGCGCAGATTTTAGGGTCGCATACCCTGCCGCCACTAGAAACCAGCAAAACGCCAGCAGTCGCGCCATACTTTCTGGCGTGTGTCTGCGAAAAAAGTTTGCAGAAAACGACATTAGCGTGGACATACAGAGTCTCCGGGATTTGCCTTGCACGACAATTTGAGAATTGCGTCCATTTTATACTCAAGCCGCTCAACCGCAGAACGGTCAGCTTTGTTGGACACCTGCATTGTGAGAAACACCCACGCAAGCGCCAGCAACAATGTGAGGGCGTGGCGCTGAAGCCACAGGTCAAAGCGTTCTACAGGCGTCATTGCAATCACGGATTGGGAATGGAAAGGCCAGCGTTTAGTGCGGCATTGATTTTATTGTCTAGCGCCTCTGCCCAAAGCGCCTGCTCGCGCTGGTCGCCCAGCTTGTACACGCGCATTGCATCGCGCAAAGACAGGCGTTTGAACTTTTCCTCTAACGGGTCAATTTCCGCACGACGCATCAAATCTTCTAATTGCTTGGGCACAAGCGCTCCAGACGACAGCGCCTTGTCAATGGCATTTGCGTCTTTCCCACCACGCAGTTGAGCCAACGCATCCCGACGTTGCTGTTGCGCTTCGGCATCTTCTGGCGTCAATCCACCACCGCCCTTTCGCGTCAAAACCGACATCAATTGCTGAGCGCGTGACATTTGCACATCACGAGGCGCGGCGGTTACGCCAGCAAACCCTGCGGCTTGTTGCCCTATTGATGCGCCACGCTTTTGTTGTTCAAGCAAATTGGAAATCCCAAATGGCGACGCATTCTTGAGAAAATACGAGCCAACCTGTTGCATATTTTGCACATAACTATCGTCAGGATTATAGATTTGGTCGCCGCGATAATCTTCATTTGTGGCCCAATCCCATCCAATTTGCAGGAGCGGATGGACTTTGTGTTTTAGCGTCTTGGGGACATCTGTTGCATAGTCGCGCACATCGCGGATGTATGACGGCAGTTGCACTCGATTAGGGTTGCCGCTTGAATCATACGTTCCGGTTTTGGGATAAAAATAATCTTTCAATTCTTGCGGCCCTTGTCCGGTAGCAAGATATTGATATACCGCCCCCATCATTCCCACGGAAATTGGCAAACTGGCGGCATACGCAACTTTATGCGTCAGCCCCTTGCCTGTCGCAACGTCTGCGACTGCGCCACCAAGTTCACGAATAGTGCCGACGTTCCACCCGACGGAGCGCGTAGAGGCCATTGCCAAATCTTTGAACGTCCTGTCCCAGAACATATTGTCATACACCAACTGACCCATTCGGTTGTCCACGGAATCCCACACTTTTGCCAAAACCGCACGACGTTCGGCATCTGTGGCTTGCGCGGGAAGGCGCTCCAATTCAAACTGCGCCAAATCTGCAAACACGCCTAGTTTCTGCATTGGCACAATATGTTCCATCATTGGCCTTGCCGCCAGTTCAAACGGTGCAATCGCGGCATTGCCAACTGCGCCAAGCATATTCCCCTGTTTCCACGCTTGAATCATTTTTTCAGGGGCACTTCCTCTGTAAAACGAGTCTTGTTTCATTGCGCCACCAGCATCAGCAACGGCTTGCGCGATTGCATCGTATCCCTTGCCCGTCATTGTTTTGCTCAAATACGCTTCTGCAACCTGCTTGCCCCTGAGGTAGTTGAGGACGGGCGCGGCAGGGGATGTGACTGCTAACTTGAGTGCGTCTGCAATATCTCCCGCCGCCAGCTTTTCTATTGCCAGCGCATTTTGGCTGACAATTGCGTCAACGCTTGTCATTCCCAAATGGAACGCCGATAACCCCAATTGCATTTGATTGAGGCCATTTCCCACGGTACGGTACATATCGAATGCCTTGTTGCCCCGCAATCCGGGCGACAAATAATTATCAATCAATTGTTGCACGGGAGCAGGAGCATAATACTGTCCCGTAATGACGGCTTTCCCCGCCGCATCCCGTGACCCTGTAACCGTGCCAAGGGGATTGTTGATACGCACCCATCCCTCTGGAGCGAGGCTTGGTTCAGTGACCAATTGAATAATGCCCTGCCGTTCCCCATCTTGAATCGACTTGACATCCATCAAGAATTTTTGCATTTCGCGGGTCTTGATAAGCGCCAGTTGAATCGGGTCAGTCGTTGGAGGCATCAACCCGCCTTGCCGTGCAACCTCCGCCCGCAACGCTTGTTCGTCTAGTTGTGCAAGGTTTTCAGGAACACCCTGCGGAAACATCCCACTAAATGTGTCGGTAATTGTGCGTTGCTTGAGAAATGACCTTGCTCCGCCAAGAGGACGGCGACCCGTTGCCTGTGCAATCGCGTCTTGCGCGGCTTGTCCAACGCTACGGGGGTCTTCCCAAATGTGCGGAAAATAATTTTCGTAAAATGTTTTGAGTTTCCCAACATCTAACGCTTGAATTTGATTGCGCGTATTGTCCAGCATTTCCCGAATCAGTCCAGTGCCCTGCTTGAGCCGGTTTGTTGCAAACGCGCGACCTTTCTCAATGTCATCGATGTACATCATCCGCTGGCCTGCGGTGAGGTTTTGATTGAGAAATTTTGCAAAATCTTCCGTTCCTGCAACAGATTGCTCAAACGCCCTTCGAGCATCGCCTTGGTTTGCACGAAAAATGTGCGACATCGCTTCTGTTTCTGCGGTGCGAGATGCGGGAGCAAATACCCGTTCCGCAAGGTCTCCAAACGCTTTGCCGGTTTCGCTTGTGAAACCTCCTAGCCCATAGGTACCACCCCCCACCATCAGTGCCGTGCCAATCTTTCTTGCCGTGGCGTCATCCGATTGCCCAAGGCCCACGCCCGTCCCTACAATTGTAGCTCCACGAATTGCGCGTCCCGTTGCGTCTTGCCGCGACCATTGTTTGAACGCATCGCCAACCGCACCGCCAATGTCGTATGCCTTGAACCCACTTGGGCGCGAATAATCGCCCAGCATTTCCTGCGGCACCAATACGGCTTTTTGGTCAGCATATCGTGCGCCCGGCTTTGCAATGTTTTCGGGCTGAACATTGACCCACGAATTTTGAGCGCGTGTTTCTGCCGCCATTGCTTGTCGCGCTTCAGGCGAATACATCGCGCTGTGAACGCGATAAGCGTTTTCCTCTCCAATCGGGCCAAACTGATTTCCGTAAGGCGCGTGACCGAAGTAGTCGTGGACTGCCCGAAACATATTGGTTTCATCGGGCGACAGTATTGGATGATGTCCTTCTTGTGACGAAAACACCTTCAGGCGATTGTTTTCAGCCAAATCGCGCATCATTTCCGCGCTATTTTTATACGGGTCTTCTGCTGTAAACTCGACCTTGACGCCGTTGTCCAGCATATGCTGAAACTGCTGGCGCGTTTCATCTGCCATTTTGCGGTATGCTGAGATTACCGCTGGATTTGTTGGGTCACTTTGCGCTTGGTCAAACCAGTCTGCGACTGACCGTTGAAACGGTTTGTCAATTGCCGTTACGGAAGGAAGCAAGTCTGCCGACCCCGCAAGCGGATATTGCGAAAGTACGGAACGGGCAGATGCTACCCCGCGCTGTTCTCCCCGTGCCGTTTGTTGCGCCAGCCATTCTTGACCAGCCGTAGACGGAATTTCTTCGCGCACCAACCGTCGCATTGCTGACGGGGCAAATGCTCCCGCTAATCCGCCAAGCGCGGCATTGCGAATTCTGTCTTCAGGAGTATCGCCTACCATTCCCCCGGCAAATGCTCCAGCGCCAGTTCCGCCCAATGCTTGCAAGATTTCTGGTGCAATTGCGCCAGTGCGAGTGCGAATGATTGGAGATTGCGTCGCCGTGCGCGCATTTGCTCCTTCTTGTGCGGCTTTTTCTAGCGCGGAAACTGCGTTTTCGTTGACGACGGGAAGCGCACGGTTGCTGGCGTCTGCTCCCGCTTGCCGCAATTGCGCCGCTTCTTCTGGGCTGACCGCGATTCGCCGTGCGTATTCTAGCGGCGCTCCGGTTCTGGCGATTGACCGTTTGCGCGCAGATTGCAATTGCGGCGACCGCGCATCATACGCCAACCCCGGTACTATTTCTTCTGCTCCAAGAACAGGCGCTTGTTCGGCGGCCCGTGCAAGGCGATTGTTGACAATCTCTGACGACAATTCCGGTTCAAACGGGCCAACCGCGCCGCCGTATTGTACGGTTGGCGTGGGTGCAACAAAGTCGCGCGCACCGCTAGGCACCTTCCAGCCGGGCGTAAATCCTCGCGTTTCTGCAAACGCATTGAGGCGCTTGGCGATAGCCCGCTTGACTGGGTTGTACCCTTCAAAAACAGCCCCAAGCGTTCCGCCTATTGCGGCACTTTCCAGTACGTCAGTCGCCGTTGCGTTGTTATCTGACGCTTTTTCTAGCGCGCCAAGCCCTGTCATTGTAGCAATCCCCGCGCCCCCGGTAAGGGGTAGTGTCATATACGGCAAAAAGTTTGCACCCGCCCGTGAAACGGTGCGCGAAACATTGCCAACGTCGGTTGTCGGTTTTGTAATCCTATTGGCTGTATCTCGAAACCGTTGCAGTTCTTCTGCAACATCCTTTGCATAGGGCACACCGCCCATTTTTAGGATGTTTGCACCGCCCTGCACAACGCGAGCGCCAAGGTCAGACGCCGCCACAACAGGCTGTATAGCGGCTTCTTCCGTACTCAATGCTGTTCCCGCCAGCATTGCTTGTGCCATATCTTCTGCTGAACGTGGTCGCAAGTTTGCATCCATACCCAAATTCGTGCGGGCGTTGATGCGCTCCGGGTCAATAAATTGCGTTCGCCGCGGGGCAACAATGTGAATTGCGGGCGCTTGATGAAACGGAGTGCCGCCGTGCGTTGTTGCATACAACGATTCTGCAATCTGATTGCCTTTACTTCCGTGTTGCGATTCGTCGCGGTCTTGGGCGGCTTGCGCGGCGGTTGGTGACATTCGCCGCGCCAACCCCTGTTCTAGCGCAGACGGAGCCTGCGCCGTGATAGTAATAGGCTTGGCAGGGGTTGCACTGCCGTACACGCGCTCAGGTGATGGCGCGGTATCCAGCACTTCATCAAGGGCCGTTTGCTTGCGGCTTTGCGAACGACCCAGCACGTCATCAAGGGCGCTGGTTCCCATTGTTTATTGTTTCCTTCGACCAGTGTTTACATCATAACCAGCCGCTGTTACTGCCCGAACAATATCGGCATAAGGCTTTCCTCTGAGGGAATTTACCAATGCGACAAATCCGGGGTCTTTATCTAAATGTTGCGCTTGCTGTTGCTGATTGTTTTGCGGCACCGGAGGCATAGGCCGGGCGGCTGGCAGGACTGGTGGGGCGGCTGGCAATGCTTGCGGAGCGCCACCTGCGTTATTCCCCGCCGCGTTCATTGCCGCGTTTTGATACATTGTTTGTACATTCTGGTATGCCGGACTGTTGACATACGCAGAAGAATCGCGCAAGGCTTTTGCGTATTGCGGGTTTTGCATAACCGCAATAGGATTTTTTTCACTTGCTTGCGGAATTGGCATATGCAAGGAACTTGCCAATGCGGTTTGGTCGGGCGTCAAGAGTTTAGCATTGATTTCTCGTTTTCCAGAACCATACCCCGCAGGAAATGCCTTGCCGGGTTGCGGGACATTACGATTTGCATTGGCAAGCATATCTTTGGCAACTTCAAATTTACGATACTCTGCAAGATTATCCGCACCCGCCGAAGATGGCGGGATTACTCCGGGGTTAGGAACCCGAACTCCGTTGTAAAAATACCCGCCGACTGTACCGTCGTAATATCCTTTTACCGCTTTGTTGCCAAGCATAAACTCTGCGGATTGCAACGACTTGGGAGTCGGGGGATTGCGGCTCAGGGTTGAAAGAAGCTCTGGGCGGCGTTGTGTTATCCACGCTATATCGTCAACGTTGCCGTCCGTAATAGCGCGAGTAAGATGCGAGGCAAACTCTGGAGACGCCAGTTGCTCATCGCGTTTTGCTTGCGCCAGCCGTTGCGCCGCCATTGCATCGCGCTCACGCCCCTGCGAACCAATGTCGCTAATCTGAGCATCTTGCATTAGTTGCGCGCGTCTTACTTTTTCGCGTTCTTTGTCAGCTTGCGACATTCCTGTAAACAAATCGCCAAGGGCCGCGCCAAATCCTGCAAATGACATTGTAATATCTCCTTAGAAGTCCGGTGCCATTTGCGCGTCGCCAATCCCTAGCATTCGTTGCAACTGCGCGAGTTGTTCTGGCGTCAATCCCATCTGACTCAAATCTGGTTGCGTAGAATTAGCGGGATTGGTATCTTCGCCCACATTATTCCTGCGCGTGTTGAAGATTTCATCGCCCGCGCCAGTTTCAGTGCTACCAGTACCCTTCGTACCAGCATTCGGGGTACTCGTTGTTGTGGTACCCGTTGTATTACTGTCAGACTTTTTGACCTTGGCAGTTGTATCAATGCCCAGCGACTTGTACAATTGCGCGATAAAATCGGGCGCAAATGTTGAATTGGTCGATGATGCAAGCGCCCCGGTCGGGCTGTTGAGCAATTGCATAAACGACAAGTTGTTATTCATTGCATTTTGCTGACCTTGTTGCGTCAACTGTTGTGCGCCTAGCGTTTGCTTGCCGTCATATGTGCCCGTCAACGACCCCGCCTGTAGCGCATTCTGTGCGGTTTGTTGTTGCGATGCAAGGGTTGCTGATGGCGTACCATAAATCGGCTGTCCATTCGCAGAATACCCCGTGACCCCAGCATATAGCCCGGTCAATGACCCGGCTTGCATTGCATTCTGCGCGGCGTTTTGTTGTTGTTGCGCCGTCAGGTTCTGCGTAAACTGCGTTTGATTTTGATTGAGGCCCGACGTAAACTGCGACGCCTGTGCTTTTTGCGAAAGTTCGGCAAGCGCCTGTTGCGCTGTCTGGTTGTCGAGTTGCCCCAACTGCACCTTGTTTTGCAAGTCAGAAGCGGCTTTTTGCAGTGCATACGTCTGTCCAAACTGACTGACGTTTTGTGCAAAGTTTTGTTGGAACTGCGCGTCTTGAAGCGCCACTTGCTTTTCTGCTACGCCCAACTGTCCTTGCTGATATTGTGCTTGCGCTTGTTGCGCGGCAGTTGCGGTATTGGCTTGCTGTTGCGCAATGCCTTGACTGCCTTGTGCCAACCCAAACTGTTGCGTATTGGATAGTTCGGCCAGCTTTTGTTGCGCCTGTGCAATAGTCAACTGCCCCGTTTGCACTTGTTTGTTGAGGTCTTGCTGGGCTTGTTGCAACGCATACGTCTGCCCAAACTGTGACGCATTTTGCGCAAAGTTTTGTTGAAACTGTTGACCCGATTGCGCCAATTGTGCTTGGCCCAACCCAAGCTGTCCTGTCACTTGTTGTTGTTGAGTATTGGCTTGTTGTTGAGCAATGCCTTGACTGCCCTGCGCCAGTCCGTATTGCTGGCTATTGCTCAATTGCGCCAGTTGCTGTTGCGCTTGAGCAAGCGACAATTGCCCCGTTTGCACTTGAGCATTTAGGTTTTGCGCGGCTTGTTGCAACATATACGTTTGCCCAAACTGCTGAGTTTGCGCGTTCAATTGCTGTTGCGCTTGCTGGGATTGCGCTTGCTGTGCGGCGGCTCCCGTGTTGGCCTGTTGTTGCGCGACGCCAAGATTGCCCTGCCCTAACTGCGATTGCAACGCAAGGTTCTGTGCAAACTGCTGACCACTCTGCGACAATTGTTGAGCGCCCAGCGTATTCTGCCCCGCGCCCGTTGACCCCGGTGCCATATATTGTCCGGTCAGCCCGCCCACCTGTACGGCGTTCTGTTGAGCTTGCGCTTGTCCTGCCAGCGTCTGTTGCCCCCCATACATTCCCGTCAGACCACCTTGCTGGATGCCAAACTGTTGAGCCTGATTCTGCCCCGCAAGGTTTGCATTGTATCCCGCAATACCTTGTGCCGACTGCGAGTTGGACAGGTTTTGCCCAGATGCCAACGCCGAGGAACGGTCTGCCGCATTGGTAGCCGCCGCATCCTGAATCAACTTGGCGTTCATATCGGCTAGCGCATTTGCTTGATTGGTCGCCAAATCGCCGTAATACCCGCCAGCAATCGACGACGACAGCAACCCGCGACTTGCCAACTGGTCGTTGATTTGCTTTTGCTGACCTGCATACTGCGTTTGCAGTTGATTGGTCAACGCATCACGCACCTGTTGCACTTGCGGCATATCATAGCGCGTTGGCGCGGCAAGCGTCTGCGACACGGCGTGTTGCAACTGATTGCCCAACTGGTTTTGCTGTTGGCTGGGTTGATACGTCGGTGTCTGCGAGCTTGGGCCTGCTTGTTGCGCGGGCAACGGACGCGCCTGCCCTTGCGCTTGCATCTGCGAAAACGTTTGCGGCCCGCCTACATTGCCCGGCCCCGGCGGGGTATTCGCTTGAAACCCCCGTCCCTGTTGTTGCGGAGCGCGTGGGTGCGACGTTTGCGGGTTGTACCCCCCACCCTGTTGTTGACCTGTTGATTGGGCCATTCCGTTAGCGTCATACGCCCCATCGCCTTGCGGCGACCGAGGACGGCGCGTTCTGCTGTACAAATTGCTGTAATCGGCTGGGGCGGTCACGGGAATGTCCTGTTAGCGGTTGTTATAACGAGCCGTCATTGCGGTTCGCAATGCATCCATATTGGCTTTTTGCTGGCGCAGTTGCTCTGCCGTCATTTCATCAACATCTGCGCCAGCTTGCAATTTGCGTACACTTGCGTCATTGAGTTGTGTCTTGTATGGAAGCGACGCAATGTTCCCAAAAGTGTCAAGGGGGTCTTGCATTGCTTTGTTCAATGCGTTTTCGCCTATTTGCTTGTACCACGGCGATGGTGTTGGAAAGGTAAGCGAAGATGGAAGCGGAGCCTTCATCGACGCCCCAACGCCCGGAGCCATTGCGGGGTTCAACGAAGACATCCCCGTTTGAATGCCGGGGCCACCGCCCATTCCCGCACTTTTTGCAATGTCAGCCATCCGGGGGTCACCCAATTGCCCCGGATATTGCGCGCCAATATCGCCGCCCATTCCCACGGGGCCGATATTTGGGGCCGCGCCAGCCACTTGCGAGCTTGGCGCAAACGCATTCTTGAGTCCCGCCATCCCCGACCCCTGATTTGCCATCTGTTGCAGGGCGGCAGACTGCCCACCCGCTAACCCCGACTTGGCAAGCATCCCTGCGCCAGTCTGCAAGCCACTGCCCATTGACCCCGCATCAACGCCAGCGTGGAGAATGTCCCCAATGTTCGAGCCTTTCTTGATGCCTTGTCCCAGCGCACCTGCCCCTCCCGCAAGCAAATAGCCAGCGGGAATGGAACCAAGTCCCGTCAACGCCAGCAATGGCGCAACATTCTTGAGTGCGTTCCCCGCAAAGTTGCGGTTGTTATTGACAAAGCTACTCAGCCACGACATACACATCTCCTTGCATAATATATAAATACGTGCATACCCGTGCGTCGCCTCCCACGGGACTCGTCATCGGTTAGACCGCGTCCTCGACCTGCTCAGGAACCGTCGCAGCGGTCGGCCACGGCTCGCACGGCGTGAGCGCGTACAGGTCGCTGTTGTCCCACGTCGTGCGCCCATCCGCCACGGCGCGAGCGGTCAGGGCGGCGTCGGACAAATACATTCCGTTGCTCAGTTGACCACCATCTTCGTACACTTTGGTCACGTTGACGATGATTTCGTCATTGATGGTAATGACCGCCGAGTTGAAATATTGTTTTGGCATTGTTGAGTTCCTCAAAAAGATGTGATGTGCGGTGCGTTAGTTGCCAATCAGTACAGCCGTACCCGTTGCATCAAGCGCACTACCAATCGCGTTGGCGATTTGGACGTTTGCGCCAGACAACGACAAGACACTGCTTGTGCCGCCACCGTTTGTGATGATTCGGAAACTGCCAGCATTTGCCACGACAATCAACATACCGCCGTACACGTTATTGCCTTGCCCGTTGAAGTTTGCGTTGACGATATACACGCCAGTGACCGACGATGATAACGTCAAGATTGTAGCCGTACTCGACGCAGGAATCGTTGCTGTAGCGCGAATGGTTGTATAGTTGGTCGCCGTCACCGTGCTGGAAAACGTGGCGGCTCCCGTCACGGCGAGGGTGCTGGAGAACGTGGCGGCACCACCGCTGGCAATTTTCAAGTTCATCGTCTGATTCGTACCGAGAATCAGGTCAGTAGCGTTTTGCGTGACAAGTACCGTTGAATATGCAGTATCGTTTGTGACAAGACTTGATGGCGTGCTTCCTTCAATGCCCAGAATCATCCACGCGCCAGTATTCTTGATTTGCGTAGATTGATATCCAGTCGTTGCCGATACGCTCTCAAAATAAATCGCATTGTTGCCGACCGTACTCGTTATCTTTCCACTAAACGCGCCCGTCGTGGCTCCCGTGAACGCGCCCGTAATCGCCAGCGCACCGGGGAACGTGTACGACCCCGTGCCGAACGTGCCAGCGGTGATCAGTGAGGCCGCCACGGCACCACTGGACGGCGTGCCGAGTGCGCCACCGTTGACCACAAACGCGCCCGCTGTGCCGACGTTGACGCCCAATGCCGTCACCACGCCTGTCCCCGTCGTGGTCGTGGCAGGAGCCGCACCCGCGCCCCCGCCCAAGACAAGCGCACTGGCGGTCAATGCCGCCGAACTTGCCCACGTCGAGGCGCTAGAGAAATACACCACGCCGCCCGAGGTGCCCGCCACGGTCAGCGCGGGGGTTGTCGTGGCGGTCGCGACGGAGATCAAGCCGCCCGTAAAACCGACGGACGTAACCGTACCCGCGTAGGTCGCACTCCAGACTGGCGCTCCACTGGTCACGGCGGTCAACACTTGTCCCGTCGTGCCTGCGGCGGTCGCCACAGGCGTTGCGCCCGCTCCGCCGCCATACACAATGCCATACTGCGTCAACGCTGCGGAGGATGCCCAGGTGGACGCCGAGGAGAAGTACGGGATGCCACCCGAGGTGCCAGCCACGGTAAAGGCAGGCGTTGTGGTCGCCGTCGCCACCGACACCAACCCACCCGTCCAACTGACGGAGGTGACGGTACCGAGTGCCGTATCGGTACCCCACGCCGGCAATCCCGCCGTCACAATCAAGTGCTGCCCCGTGGTGCCAATCGCCAACTTGCTTAGCACGTTGGTCGCGCTGGCGTAGAGAATGTCGCCCGTTGTGTAGGTCGTCAGGTTGGTGCCGCCCTGATCCGTGCCGAGCGTTCCCGTGCTGACCAGCCCCTTGGAGGCATCGGTAAAGACGGGCTTCGAGGCGGTCAGCGACGACACAATCGGTTGTGCCGTGAACGTAGCAACGCCCGTCACGCCCAGCGTCCCGCTCAAGGTCATCGATGCTGCGCCAATGGTACCCGTCAACGTCGGGCTGGCACTCATCACGACGTTGCCCGTCCCCGTCAGCGCGTTCGAGACCAACCCTTTGACGCTATCCGAAAAGACCGCGAGGCTTGCCGTCAACGTGGACACAATCGGTTGTGCCGTGAACGTAGCAACGCCCGTCACGTTCAATGTGCCGCCGATAAACACATTCTTGGCAATGCCCACGCCGCCACTGACAATCAACGCGCCCGTGGTCGTGCTGGTGCTTTCGGTCGTGTCCGAGATGGTGACGGCACCCGTAATAATGCCGCCCGAATCACGGAAATAGTTGACTTCGACCCACGCCGATCCGCTATCGTAGTAGAGGTAGCGAGCCGCCGCATCCGTGGTCAGCCACTTCTGTCCCGCCGTACTCGCAGGCGGACGATTGGCTAACGTAGACGATTGGAAATGAATCGTGCTGTCGTTGTCGTGCGCGTCATAACTGGTGACGGTGCTGTTGTCATTGCCCAACACCACGGTCGCATCCAGCGAACCGCCGGGAATAGGCGATGTAAAGGGCGCAATCTGATTTTGTCCGACGAGTCCCGTTGTCATCCGTGTGTCTCTAGTTGAAGGAGTGCGCTTGACCGTAGTCGTACGCTTCTGCCGTCATCGCGGATAACAGGGGGATGGCATTGGTGCTGGAATCCGTGAACGAGATGTCCACAAACTCTCCATTGCCTGCCGCCTGCACCCGAAACATATCACTACCCGATGCCCCCCACACAGCCCCACTGTTCCATGTGGCGCCCGTCGCGTTCCATACCCCCGCCGACGTCAGGGGCAGATTAGTCTGTCCACTGTACGTTTGCGTTGACCACGCCACCGCCGTATTGGTCGCCCCGCCCAGATTGGTGAGGGCATACAAGAACCGCAGGGCTTTGGTGCTGGCGGGGTTGCCAAAAAACAGCCGCCGCAACTGCGCCGTCATAGTAACCGTGGTGCCGCCCGATCCCGTGGACGCCACGTTGTCTTTGTAGGTATTGGGGTAGTCCATCTGCTTGACATAGCCCGCCGCATCCCCGACCAACACAATCGGCTTGCTCGTTGCGGTATCCACGGCTTGCCACGCGCAATGCGTGACAGGGGACACATACCCGTTATTCCACGGTCCGACCCACGCTTGCGCTTGATAGTTGTAGACGTAAAAGCCGACATTGGGCAGATACCACGCGACTTCGCGGTAAAAGCGGTTATGCACCACGCACAAGTTGTTGGCGTTGGTAAACAACCCAAGGATGTCGGGGTCTAAGTTGGTGCTAATCCGGCGCACGCCATACGCATTGGCGGCATAAAACCCGCGATCGGACAGGAAATAGGCTTCCGTTTCCGTCGCCAGCAAGCTTTTGGGCTGAATGGTGCCAACGTCAGGCGACAAGCCCAAGGTGCCTGCCCGAATGGCAATATCGTCTTGCGTCACGCCCACGAACTTGCTGATGCCGTTCTTGTGAAACAACAAGTTCATTACGCCCAACGCGACGCCGTTGACTAACGAGGACTCGCCAAACGTAATAATCGGGAACTGGGCGCCATCCAAGCTGGCATCCCCAAGGTCATCGCCGTTGTTAATGCCCGACACCAGCAAGATGACATCCGTCCCCGTCACCCCATACAACCGTTGATTGTAGAGCCAAATCGACGTGACGTTGGGGCTACTGGTACTGCGCGTCAAGTTGGTGCCATTCCACTTCATCAGCTTGCCGCCATCCGCGATATACACCACGGCTTCGGTGGCATCCCGAAACGACACAAAGCTGGGGTACGCCGAGGTGGTCATCGTGACCGTCGAGCTAACCGTCACCCAAGTGACCGACGAGCTGTAAGTGGCGGTGTGCAGCTTGCCGGCGGCAACCGCTAACAACTGCTGGGTGCCGTCATCCTTGATCCACGCAAACCCTGCGCGGACCACCGACGCCGTTTGCAGCGCCGTGGGGTGAATCTTGCGACTCCCCAACCGTTTGATAATGCCCCCAAACACGGTCAGGCGGCAGTTCTCTGCCCGACGCACTTGATTGGGTGCCAACTGGGACGGGTCGGCTGAGATGTTCAGCCCCCCGTCAAACCGCGTATTGCGGTCTTGTACGACCGGACGCGCCGCCACTAGCCCGCCATCGCCGATCCCCACCCCATGGGATCATCAAAGGCACGGGCAATAATGGGCATCGACGACCGACGACCCAAGTCCATCAACATCTGTTCCCGAATCTGCGTGGCTTCCCCGCGCAAGATTGCCGCCGCATTGGCTTCCGCGCCGCCCTTGTCCAGCATCCGCGCCCCTGCCATCAACGCCAGGAGGGACTCATAGCCATCAGGAAACGGCACCACGGAGGAATCCGCCACCAACTGATCGACCCGCGCTGGGCGATAGTTGCACACCACGTTCATTTGCAATCCCCCCACCGCCGGCAGAATCTGAATCTCGTCCCCGTAGTCGTACCACACATATGGCAGGGAGGTCGAGGGCTGGGGGTTCGGATATTCTTCGTAGTTGACTTTGCGGTAATAGACCTGCGCCGTCGCCGCCGAGTTGTTCGGCTGGCTCATGGTCAACACGCGATAAAAGTTCTTCGTGCTGTCGCCGGTTCCCGTGGTCAACGCGGACATCAAGAACCGTCCATCCGCATCCATGTACGGCTGCACCACGTTCATGTAGTATTGGCGGTTGGCGTTGAGCAGGTTGCCCAACTCTTGCCACTGCGCCAACCCCAGCCACGACTGGATGGTGCTATCCGACCAACGCGGGGAACCCACCGCATCAGCCACCTCTCGCGCCATCGATGTCAACTGCGCTCGCGTCATACTCACGGTCCAAACCCTCCCTTGACCATCGGATGAGCGCGTTCCGCCCCCGCCCGTACCCGCAACGCATGACGGCTTTCCCGTTCGTGGCGTTCCAAGCTATTGGTGGTGGCGGTCATGACCTGCGATTCCCGCGTCTGGTCCATGCGACGCTTGGCATCCTCCACCATCTTCTCCGCATCCTGACTAGGGGATGACGACCGATGGCGAGTGTCCGAATACCGCGATTCCACATAGGCGGCAAGGTCTTGCACGGAACAATCCTGCGGAAACATCATTTCTAGATCATAGGCGGCTTCGGTCGGCATCTGTCCCGACCGCACGTTTTGCCAGCGCGGGTCGCCCTCGTCCCACCGCTTTTTGTAGCCCCAGTAGGGGACATGGGCGCCTGCCACCCATTCAATCTTGACTTTCTCCCCCGTCAAGGCGCGAAGCCGCGCCACCACGGACTGTGGTGGCACGGGGTCGCCCCGTAGCGAAACCAGCAACGAGGCGTTCGCCATCTTACGCCATCACCGATGCTTCAACCGACGTTACCGTCTTTGGCTGGGTCGTAATCGTGCCAGCCGCTACCACCGCCCAGCGCAACGTATCGCCTGGCACACACACGGCATTGCTGTCCGTGGCGGTAATCGGGATGTTGACATTCGTCCCAGCCGCCGCAATCGCGGTGGTCAGGTCATACGCAGCGGTCAGCGCCACATCGGCGGCGGTGACGCTGTTGTAACGGATTAGCTGGGCAGTAATCGCACCCGAGCCTGCCGCTGCGGTGCCACCCTGAATGTTCGCCGCCATCACATAGAATGTGCGCGTGCGCGGGATGGACACATACACCGGTGTGGTCGCCGTTCCCGTAAACGTCTGCCCAGTGCCACCCAACGAGGCGTGGAGGGTCTGGAAGTTTGTTTGCAGGGTGTTCGGCGGTACTGGCTCAAAGTTATACGGCCATGGGGCAAGTCCATTGGGCATTGTCTAAGTCTCCATAGATATGATGACGACGAATGGGGAGAAGGTGAAGGAAGTATCACCCCCTCCCCGTTAGTCACTAGACAACCCAGTTGAAGCCCTGCGTGTCCGTGTAGCCCGTGATGGACGCGAGCGCATTGCGCTGACGGGTCATCACGTTGAAATACTGCTTGTACGAGGTGTTGAAGGCGTCCGCGCCATCCACAAAGCGGACCGCACCCGAGTTCTCGTACTGCACCGGCGACCAATCCATCGCATCGACCCACTGAAGCGACGGAAGGTGAAGCAGGTACACGGTGCCAAGCGGGCAATACGGATCCATGACAATCGGGATGCCAAGGATGGTATCCACCTCGTAGCCACCCGGCAGGCCAATCTTGCCGCCCGGTGTGGTCGGCATCGTGCGCTGGCCGAGGACGCTCTGGATCAACTGCTTGCCAACGCCGAAGGTCGTGACAATCATGTACTCCTTCGGATTCAGCGTGGCATTGAAGCCGGAGCGCGTGAACAGCAAGGTCGCCAGCGACCAGATGTCCATTTCCTGCGGCGTGGTGCCAACCTGCGTGCCAGCGGTGAACTTGAGCGCATCCCAACGGCTGTAGGTCGCCGCGCTGATGGCGTGGAGCGTGGTGTACGCCGAGCCACGGTTGGTGATGTTCACCAGTCCGTTGCAATAGGCGTTCAGCGCATCACCCGACAGGTTGGCCTGCACAATGATGTCGGTCGCCGCCATAGCGGTGATGCCCGTTGCCAGCGTTACGGTTGCCACACCCGTCGCCGTGGTCAACACGTTGGAGACCGCCGAAATCTTGGCGGTGCCACGGTTGGTCACGCCCGTCGCATCATAGACGGTAATGTACATATTGGGCTGCACCCACAAGCCGCCTGGGCCTGCGCCCGAGATGCCGTAGGGGGCATTGACCACAATGCTGACGGTCGTCGAGGCAGTCGCAATGACCGCACGCACGCCCGTGCCGTTGCCCTGCAATGCTTCTTCCATGCCCAGCTGGAGCGCCTGCGCGAAGGCGCGAGTAATCTTCTCGCGGAGCGACACGAAAGCGGCCTGCTTGGACTGCGTACCCACGATGGCAAGGTTGTCAAACTGACGAGTCACATAGAACCGCGAGATGCCCACGTTGCCCTGCACTTCCTGCGCGTCGGTCGAATACGGAAGCTGACCGGTCGTGCTAAACGACCAGTTCACCTCAGGATTCACCACCGTGTCGAAATACAGGTTGTTGCCGCCCCACTGGACGCGACCACCGCCAGACGGGCCAATCTTCTGCATCGACGCCACCAGCGGCGTGATGATCGGAACCAGTTCCTGACGGATGTCTGTATAGAGATTCTTCAGATCACCCGTCAGTTCGGTTTCCGTAATGTACGTCGTATTCTGGGCCAGAAAGCCGTCCTTGTGTTATTCACACATTCAGTGTATATTCTTGGTATGACACACCATCGGATGACCGCCAAAGAGCGGCTGATTTCCAAGATTTGCCATGATCCCGTGACTCAATGCTGGAACTTTATCGGCGCATTGAACCGAGGATACGGACAATTGACCTTGAAACCGCGAACGTCCACCCGAGCGCATCGGTTGGCCTACGAGTTGTACGTCGGGCCTATCCCAGAAAACCACCACCTGCACCACATCTGCGAAAACAAACGGTGTTGCAATCCGCACCATTTGATTGCTGTCACAGATGCAGAACATCGGCGGGTTGACCGAATGTCGATGCTGAACAAAACCCATTGTAAGCGCGGGCATCCCTTGAGTGGCGATAACCTGAGTGCGCCGCGACTTGAATCGGGGCGACGATTTTGCAAACAATGCGGTGCGATTCGTCAAGCACAATACCGGTCAAAGAATCCAGAAAAAACTCGATCGTATCAACGAAAAGCTATGCAACAATATCGAGACAAAAACTCCGAACATTGTGCGGCATATCGTGAAGCGTATCGCGACAAGGCAAAAGAGGCAACACGACGATACCGCGAGCGGCAGAAGGCCAAAGCCCTTGCCGCTCTGCCCACCTAGAAGCCACTCGGTAACGGACGGTTGACCAATCGGTCAATCGCGTTCCGAACATTGGTCGGCGCGGCCTGCTTGGGAGGCGTGTCGGCGGCAGCACGGCCAACGGGGGCAATCGCCCGCGTGGCATTGTTGACGACGGCCTGCGACCTGCGTACCGCTTCATCTTGCTGCTTGGATTGCCGCTGTACCTTTCCAATCTCTTGCTTGGCCCATTGGGCGAAGTGATTTTGGAAATAGCTATCAAGTTTCTGCCAGTTCTGCGGGGGAATCTTGCCGTTGACCGTCAACGCCATCGTGTCCCGCGCAATCTTTCCTGCCACACGATCCACGCCAAGCGTCTGCTCTGCCTGTGTGACAACCGGCGCAATGCGGGATGTCAGGAAAGCGTTCGCTTGGGCGGCTTGCTGCTGTTGCTGCTGTACCTGCATTTGTTGCTCGGCCTTCTGCCGCAACTGGTGTTCCAGTTCGGCCAGCCGCCGTTCGGGACTCTGACTGGCGGCAAACTCCTCCCGCCGCGCAATCACCACTTCCTCGGAAGCCGTCAACAGCTCACGCGCCAACTCGGCGGTGGTCTGGTGATTGGCTTGCAAGTCTTGGTGCTGCTGTTGCCACGCCGGCAGGTTATCGCGGTAATAGCTGACTTCGCCGCGCACTTTCTGCCCCCAAATGCCATCCCGCGCCATGCGCGTCAGTTCGGGCAACGTCTTATGGTACACCCGATTTTCGCCAGTCTCGGGGTCTTTGATAATCAGTTCCAACTTGGCTTTCGGGTCCATCTTGGTTTTGTACGTCCCGTCGGCATTGCGCTCCGCCCGCAGGATGATGCTGCCATCCTCCATCGACATTTCGCTGACGGGTTCCGCCACGGAGTTGCTATCCGGCACCTGTCCATCGGATTCCGACCCGAGGTTGGCCATGCCGCCTTGGTCATCCGCCACATCGAGCGTATCGGAGAACGCCTCTTGCACTGGTGCTTGCTCAGGCGCGGGCGCGTCCTGATCGCGCACAAACTTGACGGACGGTTCTGCCGCCGCCGGCGCATCGGGACCGACGCTGGTTTTGTTGGCCACCCGCGCAATCGCTTCGCGCACGGAGCCAGGGACCATGCCCGGTTGCGTCGGGCTGGGCGCAGACAGCGGTGCCGTCGGGACGGACGTGGGGGCGCTCGGTGCCGAAGCCGGAGCGCTTGGAGCGGACACAGCGGGTGCGGTCATACAAAACTCCTATTGTGGGGCAGGGGGTGAATACCCCGCCGCACGGATGAGATCGCGGGATGCAGCACCGTTTGCAAAGTCTACCGGTGCAGCCGCGACTGAGGGCGTCACTCCCCCGCCAAAGATGGGGGCGACGCGAGCATCTTGGGGATTGCCTTTGACCATCCCACGCCCTTGAGGAAGCCCCTGCCCGCCCTGTGGAGCCATTGGACGGGGCGCACCACCCATTGGGGGTCCCCCCATCGGCGGGCCGCCAGCGGGGCCTTGAGGACCGTTGGGCGGGGTCATACCAGACGCCGCCATCAATGCGGCGTGTTCGGCATTGGCGTAGTCCACCGCATCTATGGCGCTGACAATCACGCTTTCCGCCGTTGCTACCGCCTGGTTCTGAATCTTTTGCAAGAAATCGTTGTATTTCCCAGCCGGGGAGTTGGGGTCAATCTTCGGCGGGGCAGCCTTTTTCTGGGCCTGTTGCGCCAGTGCTTGCCACCGCTTTTGCGCATCCGCCCGTACCCGTTGGTCGGTTTGTCCATTGAGGATCAACTCCTTATCCAACACGGACTGTTGAATCGACTCGTTATCCTGCCACACAAGGGGTTCCTGCGGCTGTCCCAGCAGAATCTGCTCGACCACGCGCATCCCCTTGTCATATTGCACCTTGTCGGGCGATTGCATATCGCGCACATCCCCAATCGGGGAACGGTCGAGCCACTGTTCTTTGGTCAACAGCTTGCGGTCGTAGGCGTTGTCCAGAATCCACTGCTTGAGCGCCTTCGGCTGCGGCACCAACGTTTCGGGGTCCACGCTAATGTCCACTACGCCGTCGAGCGTTTCGGTGGATAGCGCCACGGCAAGGTCGGAGCGGTCATTGCCCATGACTGCCACTTGACGCGGCATCCGATAGCCAAAGCGCATCCACCCAATGGTCTGCTTTGCCCATTCGGTCATGGCATCGGACATCGCGCCGACAAATGGGGCAAACACGCGCTCTAACTGCTCGCGGATGGCGAGGATGGCACGCCCCGACTGGTCGCTGGTAAACTGTCCCCGCGCTTGGTCGTTGTAGCCCGTTTGATCTTCAATAATCTTGATTTCGTTGCGGAGGGCTTCTTTGATGTCGCTGCCGACCGAAAACCCTTGCACAGGCATCAGCGACTCACGGATGTCGCCCGTAGTCCGCACTTCCAGCATTGAGACTTCGCCACCAATCAGCGTTTCTGCGCTGACCGCACCCGTCTTGGTCGCATACCGTCCACCAGAGTTCTTGCGGATGGACTCATACCACTTGGACAACAGTTGGTTGATCCGCATCTGCGGCGGAATCAACGTGTTCATCTTGGGTGTCGGATAGAAGTTGGGATCTTCGCTTCCGTCCGTCAGGCGCACCATTGGCACCCGCCCCATCAGCAATCCACGAGGACCGTAAATCACCTTCTTGCCCACAATGATAACGGTCATGCCCTCTGGCAACCACTGGCTTTTTTCGCAATAGCAAGTGTACCGTGCGACGGTATCTTGGTTCTGGTACAGCGGCGTGTACGCAAACTGATTGATTTGCGACAACTGTGTGGTCTGTTGCGCCATCAACTGCTGGTCGGGCGCATCTACAATGTCGGGACCATACATCGACACCGCCTGTTGCTTTGGCATAATGTCGCGGCAAATCCAATACATCGGCGCGACCGACGCCGTGGCTTCCGACGACACGCGCACTTGCTCAATGCGATACACCCGCGTGCCGCAATCGCCAAGGGGAACAGGGGACTTGCCCGATTCCAGTTCTTCCCACGGACCACGCTCGGCATCCCAATAGGTCATCGCAAACGACACACCATCGGTTTGCGCCCAAAACCCCATCTCTGCCATAATCTTCCGCATATTCTGCGCGGAATACTGATACTCCGTGGCGCGTTGCTGGGCTTCGGCTTTCTTCTGGCGATCGGCATCCGTATTGGTAGGCTGAAACCGCCAACCGGGACGTTGCTCGGCTAAGACTTCTAACGCCCACGACAACGACGGACGAATCCGGTTGTCAATAATCCGCACGGCATCTTTGGGTGCAGGCGCGGGACGCCACACGCCCGACGAGCCATAGGGCGACAAATGCTGCTGTCCCGCACGGAACAACCGATTGCGCTCTGCCCACAAGATGTTCTGCGACACGCCAGCGCGGTGCATTTCCCACCGATTCTCCGCCCAGCGCGTCCACGCATTATCGTCGGGTTCCGCTTCCTCAGCCAACGGAAAATCTTCGCCGAACATCGCACGCAACGCCCGCCGACGTTTTTCCATATCTTCGAGTTGCAACGCCTTGAGCTGCTGGGCAAGCAGTTCGGCGGCTTCTGGCGTCAACCCTGCGGTTTCCTGGGGCAACGCTTGCATATTCTGCGCTCCGCCGAGCAACCCTTCGGGCGTAGGCACGAGATGCGTGCCACTGCCCGTGTCATACGACGGATTCAGGAACGGACTGGTCACTGGAGAAAGATGTCAGAGGAAGTATCATCGCGGGGTTCCGCAGACAGGTTCTGGCGCACCTTGACCCACGGATCACTGTCATCCGCAAACTCCGCATACAAATCCAAAATCGCCTTGCGTTCCGCATCCTGCGCGTCGGGATCCACCCAGCGCGTAACACGTCGCAACAAGTCAGGCGGGATAGACGGCGACCGCTGCGGTCGAGATTTGACTTCTTGCAACACAATCACGCGCTCATCCAAATCAAGCCGACGCGAGTGTAACGCCACCCATTGCTGGCTGACGTGCAGTGCAAACCGATAGCCCAATCCACAGACGGCTATGGCGCACACGCTTGCAAAAACCAACAGCGTCATCATGTAAACGAGGTAATCGACACGCTGGAAAACCCAATCATTGTCACCGTGCCTGCCACGCTTGAGCCAGCCGCATCAACGGTCGCGGTCAATGCCGCGCTGTTCGTCGCACGCAACGGACGCGCAAAGTCAATGTGAAAGAACTGTCCTGATCCCACACCGAACGAGGCTTGCCAAATCACCGTGGTGCCATCCTTGATGGTCATTACCCCGCCCGCACTGGGCGCCGTGGCAAACGACACATCAAGCTCGGTGCAGAAGTGCTGGACGTTTGTCACCGCTGCCAAGACGCACGCAATAGATGCGTTGGTGCCAGTGTTGACAATCGACCAATCGGGCTGACCGTACAGCAGTTTATCGGACTGTGTATTCACCACAGGGCCGAGGGTCACAATTGCCTGCGCCATTATTCACTCTCCTTGAGCGCGGCAACCGCCGCCAATGCGTTCTGGTAAATCGTGGACATATAGTTCGCGCCTTCCTGCACCGGTTCATTGCGCGGTTCGCCGGCATTGTCGCGCTGAATCAACGCACCCACGTCGGCAAACACCACGGGGTCGGGCGTCTTGTAGAACGACGGCTCCTCGACCTCGACGACATCCGTGGATTCCACCACGGCGTCAGGCAATGGGTTTTTGCGCGGGCGTCCCACCTTGCCCGCCATTACCAACCACCCATATGCAAATGGATATGCACGCCGCCGTCGCCTTTCCCACCGCTGGATCCCTTGCGGTTCAGTTCCATTGCTTCTTCCTGCGATTCGGCTTTGCGGGACATCTTCGGCTCGCCCACTTCTTCGTTGACGCCTTTCGTCGACATCATGGGGGCAGCACGGCGCTTTGAGGCAGCAGGGGCAGGAATACTGGTCGGACGCATCGGCGTCGGAGTCGCTGGTCCAGTTTTTCCCTTGCTGCCCGAAGCCATCGCCAACTTACTGACGATAGACTCGCGGGTAGGGGCGGTTGACATTGTGCGGTTCTTGGAAATCTGTTTCATCGCATACTCCAGATTAGGCGGACGTAGTGGCGTCAGACGTATTCGTCAACATATCGTAGAGCGACAAATGCTCCATCTTGAGCGCATTGGATTCATCAAGGCTTTTCAGTTTGGCACAAATCAACTTGACGACAGCATCGGATAACGGCACATCAACCGACGTGTCACCGACCCACCGCACTTGTTCGCCGTCCTGCGTAATCTGAAACTTTTCGACTTCCTCTGCCGAGGGCGCCAGCACCGCCTGGGCATCACGGACGGTGCGGAGCGTAACGAACGATCCCTCCGTCGGCAGCAAGCCGAGGGCAACGAATCGGTGTGCAACAGTCAACTTCATAAGGAAACTTTCTCCGAGGAAACAGTGGACGGACGAGTAAATGCGAACGGCCCAAGCTTCCACGCTCGATAGCGTTGTTGCAGCGCGGGACGTTCCAACTCTGCCACCCGTTTGATGACAGATTCTGGTGTCGTGGGATCACCCCACACCATCACACAATCGACGCCGTTCGACTCGAACGCGCCACGATACACGGCGCCATCGGGGCGCACATAGTTTTTGATCGCCCGTTTGTCGGTGATAGCCCGAAAATCATCAGGCACGGGTCCGTCATCTTCCGAAAACGACACCAGCAATACCGCGCACACCGAGGCTTTGTCGGATTGCGTGGCAAGCGTTGTGGCATCGTCTAACAATGCGGCGGGCGCGGAGGGACGCGCTGCGCGTCGCGCATTGAACGCGAATCTGCCAGCCGTGCGAGGATCGTAGCCCATTATGTCATGTCCTCGGGAAAATCACCATCAGGCCCCTCGGGGCGGAAGATAAACGGACGTTTATCGATTTGTCCAGTGTCCGTGGTCTTGGTGAATGTTTGTTCCCATGGGGGTCTGCCGTCAACCCCCGTGTCCACATTGCCTTCTTTCCAGACCGGCAACGGTTCCATCGGTTCAAAGCTTGGCGTGGCTAATCCGTACCGCCAGCCGTCGGCTAAGTCATCGCCATTCAGCCCCTTCTCGTCGGCATCCCGCTTGGCTGGCACGTTGGGGCGGGTTGCTTCGGGGATCAGCGCAGCCAGCTCCATCAATGCTGCCCGATTGCCCACGGTATCCACGACGACCAACTTCATCGCGCCCTTGGGTTGAGGACCAGGCTTAGGTTTGGCAAAGAACCGGCGCAAGACCTTCGCGCCCGCTTCCCGATCAATGTTGGCTTTCTCGAGGTTGATGCTATACCGCCCAAACACATCCGCCACGGTTTCAGCGGCGGCACTATGCGCCATCCGTTTGGCAAACGCATCATGCCCTGCAAACACCGTCCGTAAACACCGCCCTTCTGCCGCGCTTTTGATAGCCGAGGCTTGTTCTTCGTCCTGATAGCGGTGCATCGACATGGTATCCAGCACATACACCGTGTCTTTGATGCGGCAATACTGCGTAAACGACGCGGGATGCACAAAGCCCCAGTCATAACTCGCCCAATACTCGTACCAATCCAACAAGGCGGGCGTTTGACTGGCGGGAATCAGCAATCGTTGCCAATCGCCAAGTTCGGGGTAGAACGATCCTCCGCCGGCATCCCAATCGCCCAACCCGAGCCACCGATACTCGGTTTCGGTCAGCTGCTTGAG